AATAAATACCCGTATAACAGTTTGGCAGGAAACTAAGGATAAGAATCTTTGGAGGCAGATAGTTCTTGATTTACCCGCTAGTTACAATTTTCTAAGTACTTGGACAGGTAATTATCAGGTACTGAGAGCAATTTACCATGCCCGTAAGAACCATAAGCAAAGGGAATTCAGAGAGCTATGTGGCGGGGTAATTGCTAAATTGCCTTACAGTGAACTTATTACTTTAGAGAAGGAGACTAAATGAAAGAATTTCAAGTGTTTAAAGATATTCAAAATACTACCTCCAAGAAAGAAAAAGAAGCCATTATATATTGCAATGACACAGAAACTCTTAGAAAGATGCTTCTGTACTGTTACTCCCCTCTTCTCACGTACAGGGTTAAGCAGATTGATTTTCCAGATAAATACAATACTGTCCAACCAGATATTTCTGACGAACTGTTCCAACTACTTGACCTACTAGCTTCACACACTGTTGGGACAAATGACGCTAAAGCTATGATTAAAAGACTATTAGCCAAATGTACGGAAGACGGTGCTAATTGGGTTTGTAAGATAATTAGCAAAGACCTTAAGATAGGAATTTCTGAGTCAACCATCAACAAAGCTTTTCCTGACCTCGTGCCTACTTTTAAGGTTCAGTTAGCACTTCCGATGACCGAGCCTAAGTCTGTGGAAACTAGGTGGGACACGATTACTTACCCTAACTCTTGGATTCAGGAAGTCAAGCTGGACGCTCTTAGGTGCATTGCCATGTGCGACGGAGAAAAAGTTACCTTCAGAAGTAGAGAAGGATTTGAATTTGAGTCTTTAGATTTCATGGCCAGTGAAGTTCTGAAGTTAGCTCAAGGGCGTGCTATAGTTTTAGATGGTGAAATCGTAGCAACTACTTACAATCCAAACTGCAAGGTCGCTAAAAAGAACTTTGACGCAGGAACTAAATGGGTATTCCCTCAATCAAGTAGCATGGTCCGCTCAAGTAAAGGTTCGTACTCAGAAGAAGAAATGAAAAGGTGCCTTACTTACGTAGTTTGGGATGTTGTTAGCTACGATTATTTTCTGGGTCAAGGTAAAGAAGGAACTTGCAAACCTCTGAGGTATCGTAAAACTGAACTGGTGGGTATGTTTGAGGCAACTTCTGGAATTTCAAATATTAGTTTGATTTCAAGTAGACCTGTCAAGTCCAAGGAAGGAGCTGTTGCGTACCACAAAGAAATGATCGACCAAGGCGAAGAAGGCACGATGCTGAAAGAGCTTGATGCCGTATATGAATTCAAAAGATCACCTACTGTGTTGAAATTAAAAGATTTTTTTACAAGTGACCTGAGAATCATAGGAGCAGTAGAAGGTACTAAGGGTTCTAAGTACGAAATGTCTTTGGGCACTTTGGTGGTCAGTGATGATGCAGATTTGGTTAGTGAAGTAGGCACTGGAATTGACGACGATCTTAGACTAAATATGTGGTTCAGGCATAAACGAGGAGAACTTGTTGGGGGAATTGTTGAAGTAATTTTTCAGGAACGCACGGCGGATAACAGTTTAAGACTCCCTGTGTTTGTTAGAGAAAGGCCGGACAAGACCTCGGTTTCCTGGGGTTGATTAAGAAGTTAAATAGGTAATTACCTAAAAAGGAGAACTAAATGATCTTTATAGACGGGAAGTTAGTACAATTTGGAATGTTTCCCAACAAGGAATCTAACCTGAACTTTAATACTGTAGGATTCCACACCCACAGTGTTATCACCCTGAAGTTTGAAAGTGACCTAGACCTATTCAACCTCTACATCCTTAAAAGTTATATGGACGAAAATGGCTGCAGAAGTCCTTATCTAAAGATACTCTACATGCCTTACAGCAGGATGGATAGAAGGAATGAGTTCTATACCTTCAACCTCAAATATGTAAGCAATTTTATCAACAGTATGAACTTTGCACAGGTAGAGATATTTGATACACATTCTGACGTTACTTCTGCGTTAGTTGACAGGTGTATCGACAGAAGTAATATTCCCTATCTGTTTGGTAAATTTCAGAAAGAAGTCGGCACTGAAAATGCCGTCATCATGTACCCTGATGCTGGTGCTCAAAAGAGGTATGAAAAGCACTTTGCATATCCATCGGTAGTTGGCAAGAAGGCCAGAAGTTTTGGTGACGGAAAGATTTTATCCTACGAAATTACCGGAGACGCTGCTGGTAAAAATGTCGTTATTGTTGACGACTTATGTTCCAGAGGCAGTACTTTCATGGGTGCTGCGAATGCTCTGAAAGCTGTAGGAGCAAAAGACTTGTATCTCATCGTAAGTCACTGTGAGAATACAATTTTAGAAGGCGATGTATTGAGTTCTGGGCTGTTCAAAAAAGTTTACACAACGAATAGCATAATCTCTGAATCCGAAGCTTCTGATGCTTTCTCTATTCTTAACATTTACGGAGGTAAATAACTATGAAAACTAACTTTAAAGTTCCTGCTACCCTCGCCGCAGATTTCTATAAACTTTCGCACCGGCTACAGTACCCTGCAAAGACCGAGAAGGTCTATAGCACATGGATTCCTAGGACCAGCAGAATTACTTTCGTAGACAAAGTTGTTGCGTTTGGATTTCAAGCATTTGTTCAGAAGTACCTTATTGAATACTTTAACGACAATTTTTTCAGCCGTCCTCTAGATGACGTGGTAGCTGAGTATAGCAGGGTAGTTAAGTACTGTCTTGGAGATAACAATCCAGACACCTCTCACATCGAAGCACTTCACTCTTTAGGTTATCTTCCGATTCTTATTAAGGCAGTTCCTGAAGGCACTTTAGTTCCTGTTCGGGTGCCTATGCTGACCATTGAAAATACTCACGAAGACTTTGGCTGGCTCACTAATTATTTGGAGACTATAGCTTCCTGTGAACTTTGGCAGAGTGCTACGAGTGCAACTATAGCTCTTGAGTACAGGAAAATTTTGGATAAGTATGCTGCACTGACCTCTGACATCCCTGAGTTTGTTGACTTCCAAGGGCACGATTTCTCTATGCGTGGCATGAGTTCTTTGGAGTCTGCAATAACTTCTGGCATGGGGCATCTGCTGTCTTTTGCGGGAACTGACACAATCCCTGCCATTTTGGGTCTTGAAAATTACTATAACGCTAATATTGAAAATGAACTTGTAGGCTGTTCAGTCCCGGCGACCGAGCACAGCGTGGCCTGTTGTGGCGGCTCTAGCTCTTCTGAAGAGGAGGCTACTTTTAGGAGGCTTATCACAGAAGTCCACCCTACTGGCATCGTCTCTTTGGTTTCTGATACATGGGACCTTTGGAATGTTCTTACAAATATCCTGCCAAACCTTAAAGAAGTTATTGACGCAAGAGACGGTAAAGTAGTTATTCGGCCTGACTCTGGAGACCCTGTAGATATTATTTGCGGAGTTGCGATAAAATGTTACGATACGCTTGCGGATGCAAAAGAAAGTTTTAAATGGCTGATTCAAGACAGCACTGTGCATGGTGAGCCTGAAGTCACCGTAGACCTCGACAAGTTAGTATCAGTAGAGGGAGTCACCTATAAGCTGGAAGCAGACATTGGCTGGAACCGTTATGACAAGCAATATTACTACATTGACGACATAGATATCACAGCCACTAAAGTAGATAAAACTCCAGCGATGAAAGGGGTCATAGAACTACTTTATGAAACATTTGGTGGGACTGTTAATAGCAAAGGGTTTATTCAGCTGAGCGATAAAGTGGGGGCTATTTACGGAGACTCTATTATGCTTGAAAGGGCAGAAAACATCTGTAAACGCCTTATGGACAAAGGATTTGCCTCTACCAACATTGTGCTAGGTATTGGCTCGTATACTTACCAGTACAATACGAGGGACACTTTCGGATTCGCTATGAAAGCTACACACTGTGTCATTAATGGCGTTGAGAAAAATATCTTTAAAGATCCGATTACAGACGATGGAACTAAAAAATCTCTTACTGGACGTTGTGTTGTACAGAACGTTTGTGGATTGTTGTTAACTACTGATGGGTTGTCTGAGTTAGAAGAATATGCTGTGCTTGATAATGTGCTTCAGCCTATTTTCTGCGACGGAGTTTTGTTGGTAGAAACTTCACTAAAAGAAATCAGAGAACGAATCAAACAATAAGGAGGTAGTACAATGAAGCACCTTAAAATACGGGCAGAGTACAGACCTGCCTCAAAGGAAGTAGCAGTAACTCTACTAGAGCAGTCACATTTCGGCAGTGATTTCGGTAGGTTAGAATATGCTTTTAATAATGATCCTAAAAATGCTTGTGTATTTAAACATAAGGGCATAGCAATATACAGCAGTGGGTTCTATAAACACGGGCCTCAGTATTTCTTTAAAGGTAAATACCCAAACACCGTAGAAAAAATTACCACTTGGCTCTGTGTAGGAGCTGATGCCATAAGATTTGAACGAGCTAAAGTAGAAAACTCTGTGCCGATTGGTGACTGGCCAGCCTTGAAAGCAGCTATTGAAGCCTACAACGAATGGGGAGCCAACCAATGAAACACATAAAAATTAGAGGTGAACTTGTAAATGAAGTTAAGAATAAAGTTAAAGTGACAATTTTGGCACAGAGCCACGTCCATGATGAATTTGGTCAGGCATGGGGGCATGAAGGTGGTACCAGAATGTTTGAGAAAGTAGGGTACGGCTTGTACGCTCCTAGAGGTTGGCAGCCTATGGTGTATGAGGAAAAATCATTTTTTGACGGAACCTTATTTTTAATGAGCGAGGAAGTTATTAAAGATGCTAGCGAAGCTAAGTCTTTTACCTGCACTTTAGAGGAATACAAGCATCTCAAAGAGTTAGTTATAGAATACAACGAATGGGGAGCCAACCAATGAAACACATAAAAATTAGAGGGGAACTTGTAGGCCCTAAAAGAGACAGGGTAAAAATAACCATTCTGGAACAGACACATTTCTTTAAAGATTTTGGTAATGTTACGGATAAAATGGCTGGCTCTGCCTTCACTCACGGAGAAGGACTTTTAAACAGTGACGGCGAAGAGCCAGCATATAACAGTAGAAATATGTCCATTCATGACGGTAACTATTACCACTGGCTTTTTGTTAATGGGCGGCCGCACCACAAAGGCGATGTTGGAGAACTTTTAACACTAGAGGCTTGGGCAGTTTTGAAAGAAACCGTGAAGGCTTACAACGAATGGGGAGCAGATAAATGAGCAGACACCTAAAAATTAAATCACAATTAAATCCAGACAAAAAGACAGCAACTCTCACATGGATTTCTCAAACTCATTTTGGAAGCAATTTTGGGAACAGTAGGCCGGTTGGTGTAGAGTACGATGACTTTTTTGACCCTAAATGCGCCCACACCGTTGGTAACTTCAGTCTCGTAAGTCATCATAATAATACATTTAGGAAGGGTAATCTCACGTCTTTAGGAACTAGAAATAATAAATGGTTTCTATTGCCTAACCGAAAACCATGCGGTCAATTAACTACAACTATCGCAGTAGAAGACTGGCCTTGGATTAAAAAGCTGGTGGAATCTTACAATGAATTTTATAAATAAGGAGGCACCTAAATGACTAGTGAAGAGAAAGTAGAAGTTTTTAAGTGGCTAAGGAATATCTGTATTGTATCCGATTGCCCTCCCGCCAAACTGGAGTGCTACGAGTGTCCAATTGGAAAGGCTGAGAAAGAATACAAGGAGGCTATAGAAAATGATAATTGACTATTGTAAAGATGGAGAGGCTGTTGGGGATCTTAGTGCTAAAGATTACCTGAGAAAGAAATTCAAAGAATATCCAGACTGGCACATTCACACATCTTCTGAATGTGTTATCTTAGCTGCCAGAACTTTGGTTGTAGAAGGTGAACTTCCGGCTGATAAGATAAAATTTTGGCACGAACACAAGTTCGTTAGTAATATAAATGAAGAGGGCAGGCTTACGCATCCCCCAAAAGATTTCTGTGACTTCACTCTTAGGTGCTTAGGGCAAATATTAAGAGGAAAAGTAATAAGGAAACTCCCATGAAAATGCAATCCACTAGAGAAAAATACCTAGTAACTAAAATGGGAGTTCAGTATAAACACTGCACAGATAACTACATTTTCACTGGGCAAGGGATGTGGTCTGAAGGAGAGTACTTCTACAAACTATTTAAATGGGCGCAAAATAGTTCTTGGTGGGGTTATCTGAAAAGGGATTATATAGGTGACGAGGGAGATGGTATTTTAGGCCCACTTTACTATCCCATAGATGAATCCTACATAGACACTGAGATGCTGGCTAACGCAATCTACTCCTATTTTATTAAGAAAGAGGAGGTTCCATTTTGATAGAGGTTAGACATGTAGCTCGCGTCCAACTACCTGAGGATGAAAATGTAAAAGCCATGATTTTAAACATGTTTTCGTACACTTCCAGAACCGGAGAATCTTTTCATAACTACTCTTACAAAGATGGAGTAGCCTATCTTCCCCCTTGCCTTCCAAAATTAGAGGTAGTTGCTAGTCTGTTAAACGAAACGGTAGTGGATAACAGAAGTTCCGGGCAAAATATATCCTCGCCTTTCATACTAAATCCAGAATTTACTTTAAGGGATTATCAAGTAGAACCCGCCAGACAACTTTTTGAACATGCTAAAAATAACAAATCAGCAACTTTAAGTGCAGGCTGTGGAACTGGAAAAACTATAGTAGTGTCTCATGCGGCTGGTCGTTTAAATAAGAAGATCCTTGGTATTTTAGATCAGTCGAATTTATTTCAAAATTGGGCGATTGCTTTTGATCTAATCTACGGTAAAAAAATTCAGCAACTAAAGTCAACGGACCTTGTATTCTCAGACGTGTGCATAACAACGTTTCAGATGCTACACAGGAATCCTGAGTTACTTTCTAGGATCAGGAAAGAATTCGGCTGTCTAATTTTAGATGAGTGTCATGTCGTAAAGGCTGCTACCTTCAAACAAGTTTTATCCAGACTAGATACTCAATATCGTGTAGCATGTACGGCCACTTTCTTTAATAAAAACCTACCTTTAGGGATTCTTGAGGACTGGCTCGCCCCGGTGTCTGTTAAGATGGTAGATCAAGACGCCCTAACTCCAGAGATACGTTGGATAGACACAGGAGTAATTTGGTCTTCAGAAGAGCCTATGGACTACGCTTCCTACGTTCTTCCAGCACTTGCAGCAGATTCTAAAAGAAATGCTGTTATATTCAGTATCTTAAAACAGTGTTTGGAAGAGAAGCGTAGAACAATAGTTTGCTGCATCACAGTAAAACAAGCTAACTTTCTACATGAGATTATGGTTAAATCTGGCGCACGATCTACCGTGTATACTGGAAGTACTACTGCCAAGAGGGACTTGGAAGTCAAAACTAAAATGAATTCTGGAGAGTTAGACTTCATTTTTGCTTCCATGAAATTTAACAAAGGTACCGATATAGACACAGCGGATTGCATGGTTTTGGTAAGACCCAACAACAATCTTAAAGACACCCAACAATTAACTGGGCGAGTAGTTCGGAAGGTTGAGGGGAAACCAAAACCAATAGTTTATGATTTTGCTGATGTAGGTTACTTAGCAGAAATTTTTGTAAGAAACCGTAAAAAGTTCTATAAGAGCCTTAACTACGAAGAAGGGTAGGCTAGGGTATGAGTGAGTTAAAAAGTCCCTCTACGGACAATCCTCGTTCGTTCTAGAGGTGGTTGTGGAGGATAATATGGAGGGTTATTACTATGGAAAACACTATGACTGAGAGAGAAGCAGGCAATAAATTCTGCCCAGAAGCTTTATACAAATTTAACATGGAAATTGCAACTTGTAAAGGCTCCGACTGTATGGCTTGGCGGTGGCATTCTGAGGAGACACTAGAGAAGGGCTATGGAGAGAAAGATGAGGTTATATCTTATGGGTACTGTGGAAAGGTGCCTTTAACATGGAATTGGTAATTACCTAAAAGGAGGTAGGAGGTGAAGATTAAGTATCCTAGAACATACCATCTTCCGTGGTCCGAGGGATCAACTAATGACGATAAAACTTTAGGTAACGCAAAATGTTTTGAAAATAAATTTGTGGTAGTGACTGAAAAAATGGACGGCGAAAATACTACAATGTACTATGACAGTATACATGCTAGATCGCTAGACAGTAAGCACCACCCTAGCAGAGATTGGGTAAAAGCATTCCACGCTGGCCTAGCATACGGTATGGAAGGTTCAGCTATAAAGTTGGGTATAAATCCTTCTGATTTTCGTATTTGTGGTGAAAATGTCTACGCAAAACATTCCATACACTATAAAGAATTAGAGACATATTTCTACGGGTTCTCTGTTTGGGGCGGGGAGTACTGCCTGAGCTGGGATGATACTGCAAAGATATTTAACGAACTTGGCATAACGTCAACCCCCTTGTTATACCTAGGAGTATTTGATGAAAAAATTATAAAAAGTTTGAGTGACTACAGAGAAGGTTACGTAGTTCGTCTAGCGTCTGAATTTCACATAACAGATTTTGCTAAGTCTGTAGCTAAATTTGTTAGGGCAAACCACGTTCAGACAGATGAACACTGGGCACATAAAGCGGTAGTACCAAACCAGCTAAGGAGAAAATAATATGGCATTAGTCACGGGAGATACCCATGGTAACCTCAGCCGCTTAAAAGCATTTCTGAGATACAAACCTGAAGAGGAACACATTCTAACAGGCGATCTAATGGACTCCTACGTAGCATCCGACACAGGTATTATAGAAACCTTTCAGTTGTTTCAGAAATCAGATGCTATTTCGGTCTACGGTAACCATGAGGTTCCGTACCTAAAAAACTGTCCTGGACAACTCATGTGCTCTGGTCATCGCTACAATCCTACCTTCGGTCACCTTGTAAATGGCAGCAAAGATAAATTTAAGGGATCTTACGTTCGAGACGGCTACCTAATAACCCATGCAGGAGTCGTTGAAGAAATTGGTAGCAGATTCTCTGATCTAGAATCTCTAAGCGAATATATAAACACTGAGATAGATAAGATTGTCTATAACGAGGAGATTTGGGTAGAGTACCCTTTGTCAGATGTGTTTAATATTTCTGTTGTGAGGGGCGGTTATCATAGGTATGGTGGACCTCTTTGGGCTGATTATAGACGAGAAAAATATGATTGCACTAAGAATCAAATCTTTGGACACTCTCACTCGGACACATTACAGATATTCTCTAGGGCAGTTAAGAACAGCGAAAAGAACTATCAACATGTTGCGGTAGATTGCAAAGAATTTTCATGCTTTAACACCAAGACGGGCGCAGCAGAGGACTTTATGTTTCCTGCATTTAAAGACGATCCTGTTGTTCGTAAGATGCTTGAGGTTGGGTTCTAACTTAACTATATAGGAGGAAGACTTAGTGAAAATTATAAGAAATTTGAAGGTACCTACTGGAAATATTTTAGTGGTGTCTGGGAAGTTAGGTCAGTTAGAATTACTCTCCTTAGCAGACTACGGGCAAGCTGTGAATTTGAACCAGAACAAAGCTGTCGAAGACGGGACCCCTCTACTCCCTCTAGCAGAAAAATGGGTAATTACCATTTCAACGCAGTATGGGTGTTCTATGGGCTGTAGTTTTTGTGATGTTCCTAAAGTCGGCAAAGGGATTAATGCTACCTACGAAGACTTACGCGACCAAGTTATTACAGGACTTGCTCTGCATCCTGAAGTAAAAGAAACCAAAAGACTTAACATTCATTTTGCAAGGATGGGCGAGCCTTCTTGGAATACAGAGACTTTAACGTTTGCTAGAAATTTACGTGAAGAGGTGCGTCCATATGTTGGAAATTCGTTAGTTCATCCAGTAGTCTCAACTATGATGCCTAGGTATAATTTAGGGTTATTTGATTATGTAAAAGAGTGGATGGAAATTAAGAATCATGTTTATGACGGAGACGCTGGGCTACAACTTTCAATAAATTCTACAAGTGATTCTGAAAGGTATTCTATGTTCTCAGGGAATGCCCATACACTAGCTTACATTTCTAGGTTTATGGGAGAAATTGAAAGGCCAAAGGGTAGGAAAATTACCTTGAACTTCGCTGTGGCAGGTTATGAAATAGATGCTAGAAAATTGAAAGACCTATTTGACCCACAGTACTTTATCTGTAAGTTGACTCCAATGCATAAAACTACTGAGGCTACTGAAAATGGTATTGAGACGGCTGGGGATTACACCACACCGTACCCTTACTTAGAGACGGCTAAAGAACTTAGGGAAGCTGGCTTTGATGTTCTTACTTTTATAGCTTCAAAAGATGAGGACGAAGGCAGGGTCACTTGTGGCAATGCTATTCTCTCTGGTACACTACCACACAAATACGAAGAATTGGAGGTTGGGTACTGATGGTCAAAAAACAATTTACTTTGGCGGATTCTTTGAGGTATCCTGAAAGTTACAATTCAGATTATCTTGAAGGCTCTCATGGAAAAGATGGTTCATTACATTTTTATGGCTTTTGGGATGAGCGTAAAAAGTGCTGGGTGCCTCTAAGTGAACTAAGATACTATTCGGGATAGGGAGACTAAAAATGACTAAGATAAAAGAGATTTGGATAACTAAGAGCGGAGAAGTTCTAGACGTTGATGAGATGCCTGAAGATCATGTGAGAAATACCCTGAAGATGTTGATAAAACAAATTAGGGAAGGTAAGCTTGGTTGTCTGGGTTATCATCAGGATAGGATAAATATGGAGAGGCGGATGGAAGAACTGAGGAAGATTCATCCTAGTCTTACTACTGGGGTTAGGGAGTATGGTGATGAATACGATGTTTGGAAAGAGGATGGTGTTGGGTAAGAGTTGTGATAAGGATTGGTGTAAGGATAGCGGTAAGGGAGTAGATAGGGACTAAGGTAGTTGTTAGGGTAATCTTTACAGCAAACCTTAGAGTCTATATTATACCTCTAAGACCTTCGGCCCGACCCTATTATACCACAAAAGAAGCCTTTTGTCAAGTAAAATCTGCAATATTAGTAAAAAATAATTTTACTTGACAAAAGAATGTAAGTGTTTAATATTATTAATTTATTTTCTTTCCGCCTTTCGGACGTATACGGACGCCATTTCTGATTAGGACATTACGGGTTCCGTTGTAAGATAAACCCACAGATAAAGCAGTAGCTGGTATGGTATAACCCTCTTCATACAGCTTTACTATCTTTAGTTCTAATTCTTTTGTTGTACTTTGTTGCTTAATAGCTATCCCGTTAGATTTTAAAATTCTACTAATAAGAACTGAAGAAGCACCGAATAGTTCCTCTAATTCTGAAAAAGAAACTCCTGCGGTATACTTAGCTACTATCTCATCTGAATAGCATTCGAGTCTTCTTAGTCTTTCTGCGCTTTTGTTACTGTATTTTATTATTTTTGGTACACTACGTCTAAGTATTCTGTATATCTCAGACCTAGACACACGGTATTTATCTATTAGACAGCCTACACTGATCCCAGACTCGTATAAACTAGAGATTTGGTTAACTTCCTGTTCTGTGAGTTTAGAACGTCGTCTAAGCACCAAGTCAGAGTCGGTATCATGCAACGCTCGATGTATGGCTGGCTTGGATACGGCGTAGTGGTCAGATATTTTCGCAACAGAGTCACCATTTAGGTACATTTTCTTTACTTCTAGTTTATCTTTACGCGATAACTTAGAAGTAAAACCGTGGTAGGCTCCTCTTCCGCCGGGGTGTAGATTAAGTAGTGGTCCTTGTTTTATTAAGGCTCTGCCTATGCATTGGATCATTTGTTCTTCTAGTACATAAGCTTCTTCGTCAGAAAGATTGTCTTTAATTTTGATAATGTAGTCTTTAGGATCTATTCCAGAATCGAGTATACTAATAATTTTCTTCTGTTTCTTAGTTTTATTTCTACGTTTTGCTTCAACTATGTGATGAAACATTCTCTTTCTTGAGCCCTTTCCTACATAGAAAGGCTCGTATAGAAAAGAAACATTTAGGTCTGGGTAGCTAAATTTTCCTGGCTTGGTTGGGTCGGTATAAACGTAGAGATAGCAATTTTTGATTTTCATGTTAAGTCCTTTGGATTGCATAAGTTAATTGAGACGAGATATTCACTAAATTATATACACAATCCTAGGAATATTTATTACCACAAAATATTAATCAGTTAATTTTATTACTTTGCAAGAATTTCGGTAACTACCTAAAATATAACTAAAAAGTCTCCCAAACAGATTATTTTCTACCAATATTTAAAATAAACATTGACAAACCGGCCTGTCTCGTGCTATACTGGTCCTTCTTTCAGTCAAAACACTTACACAGCAAAGGAGAAATAACTTGGCAATCTCAAATTCAAATTACGAACTAAGCATCATCAAAATCCTCATAGAAGGCAAGTCTCCAGAACTGCTAGTAAGACTGACACCAGAATATTTTGGAAACAAAGATGTAGGCAATCTATTTAGGGTGATTAAAAACTTCTACATAGATCACGGACAATTTCTTGGGTATGATGCTCTTAAGGCTGAACTTGAATCGAGGGTTAGGGACGCTGATAAGTGTAAGTTTCTAAGTGGTCTGGTAGATGATACTAAAGAGAGAGATATTTCAGGACTTACTGAGTCTTACCTGATGGATGAACTTAGAAAGCAGAAGCAATTCAGGGCAGCTATTTCGGGAGTTGGGGCGGTAGTGGATGCGGTGGATAAGAAGGATGCAAATTCTGTTATAGGTAGTGTTCAAAGTTTGTACGAAAACATGTTTGCAGACAGTGTTTCGGAGAGTCTGGCTTCAGCAGACATGGTTGCTATGACTGGAAAGAAGGTGGAATTCCAATTTATAAGGACTTCTCTGGCCCAGCTAGATATTTATGGGGGTTTGATCGAGTCTGGTCTGTCAATGATCTTAGCTGAGTCTGGCAGAGGCAAAACGCACATGGCGACTCAGTGGGCTAAGTACCATCACGATAATTATGAAGGCAGCACTTTAGTCGCTTCATGGGAACAGGGGGCTTCTGAGCTGAGAGCTAGAATATTATCGAATGCTAGTGAGGTTGACTTAGGCACAGTGACATTGGGTAAGTATACTGACGAGGAACTTTTAAAAATAAGGCTAGCCGAGGTTAGGCATCTATGTGGCCCAGATGAGGAAGTACTTGAGTTTGCTAGAAGAACTTATAAGCTGCCAGACAAGGACTTTTGGGAGAACATCTGGACTAGTTACGAGCCACAGAAAAATCGCTTTTATCTTTTAGACACCGCGCCTGATTGGGATACTCTCTTCGTGACTATGGAGATGATGGTACAGTCTAGAGGAGTCCGTTTCATTGTGCTTGACTACCCGGAAATCATTTCTAGACCTAGTTCTGGGGCATCGCAACCCAGGTGGGAGTTCGCTCTTAATATGATCGGAAAACTAAAAGCATTTTGCAGACGCCATAACGTGCGCATTGTTTTTCCTGCTCAGTGGTCTGAAAGTGCTGACCATATCCGATACAACTCTGGAGCTATTAACTTTGTTGATTTAGCAGTTGCTTTAGCAGAGTCTGATGAGGATAAGGAGTATGGTACGTATACTGTCCAATTCAAGAAATACAGAAACTTTATAGCCCCTGTAGGTGGAGGTACACCGCAAGATTTTAAGGTACTGAAACGACTGAACGTAGCTAAATTTGAAGACTTCAACTTCTAAGGAGACCTAAACAATGCCTCAACAAAACCAAGAACAAACCCAAGAACAAGTAACCAAACAAGAACAAACCCAACAATTTCCAACCTTCAACAAACCAGACCTATCAACCCTAAGCCACGATGACAAATGTAGATACCACGACGACGAAGAGTTTTGTACATGTGGTGCTGACACTTATGAAGAGTTAAAGGCGTACAAAACTGCTTACAAGGAATTAGAAACAGCACTTCAAAAACTTCAAACAGAACAGGAACAACTCAAAGAACTTAATAAGAAATATAAACAGGCATTGGAGAAGATAGCCGACGAGGTGCCAGAGACATTCTACAATTCGTATGATTATTCGTGGACTCCGTGTGATACGTGTAGGTACGTAGTAGATACAGCTCAAGCAGCACTATATACCTAAAGGAGCCACAAAAATGACTACCAAAAAATTAGAAGAAGGTAAATGCCCAAAATGCGGTTGCACTAAAAATATCGTAGTAGATACCTACCCTAGAGTATATGAATGCTTGGAGTGCGATGCTGTATTTCTAGGTATTAATTAAGGAGCCCAAAAATGATCTATGAAAATTCCCAAGAAGGTTTATGTCCTAAATGTGGTAATCCTCACCTAGACTCCTATGACGTAGAATTTGGTTCTGACTGGGTATCTCACAAGGTATTCTGCGACTCTTGTGATTGGTGTGGTTATGAGGTTTATTCCACAAAATTTTTAAGAATGGAGGATGGAGAGAAATGAGCGAGGTTACAGAAAAGACTTTAACAATAACTTTAAAACGTTATTCAGAACTCCTCGACAAAGAAGATTTTTTGTACTGCCTAGAAGCTGTAGGAGTGGATAACTGGGACGGGTTCAACGATGCCTTGAAAATGCACGAATACGAAGGAGATTCAGAATGATCCTAAGATGCCCACTGAACGCACAGATTAATGCGCTAATCTGCATATACACCTGCACAAAAAGTGTGAAGGAAGTATGCAAGGTTTATGAACAGAACTATGACAAGATTACCAAGCTACTTATCGAACAGAAGTACCTTGATAAGTATGGTATTCCGGGGCATATTCTACCTAAATCTAGGCAACCTAAAAAAGAGTCTAAGAGGAAGCCAAAGGAGTCTATCGCCACAGTTAAACCAGCTAAAGAAACTAAACCGAAGACTGCTAAGCCTGCTAAAGACAAAGAGGCAGTTCCAGCAGCTTCGGTAAAACCTAAAAGGAAACGTAGGACGAAGGCTGAGATGGCGGTTGCTAAAGGAAGGTAGGCTGCTATGAAAATAAACATTCAGTACATAGGCAATGCTCGCTGTGTCTCACTTGGAGAATTAGACGTGACTGTTGATGGAACTACTTGGCAGTTTCCTTATGGATGTGTGGCTATAGATACATTAAATGACTCTTGGTATTTCGCGGACTACCCTAAAGATTTCCCTCAAGAGTTTAAAGAAGTTGTGACTGATGTTCTGAACGATTATTATCCTAGAGGCTGCAATAGTTGTGAGGGCTGTCCTTGAACAAATTCATCAAAAAGAACTACATAAGACCTTTAAGTAAAGAGTACACAGACCTTGATGCAGCGATATTCAAGAAGTACCTTCACATGCCTAAAGTGTATCTGAGAGGCATCGTAAGAAGGTATCCTAAGAATCTTAATGAAGTCCCTTTAGTGCTTCACAAGCTGCTTGAACAATGCGACTCTTATATTTGGAAAGGAGTTAAGATGGAACGTAGTAAAGAAGAAATGATTGTGGCTGTTAAGATGAAAATCTCTGGCGTTCCTCCCGCATATTTACTTAGATCAGAACTTCCAAGCACTTGTGGAACTAACCTGAAAGTCTATTCTAGCATATTGGAAGCACCAGAGTCACTTTCTAAATTAGGTAGGCTGTTGTATTTCCACAGTGGGTTTGAGGACAATTCCCTGCTGGCAGCATCTAACATAATTAAGTCAGGTGTCACGAAAGGCTTAAAATGCAAAATGACTTCTATGCCTCAATTCATGGAAGAGCTAAAGACCTTTGAAGCATCTAAGATATTAACTTCCCTAGCCGAAGCAGATATCTCTTGTCTGTATATGCTAGGCACTGTTTATGTTAAAGCTGAGTCTGGGTTCACGGAGTCTTCCTTGCTGACCTTCATAGACCAACGGAGGGTGAATAAGAAGGCAACTATTCTATCATCCCACCTAACACCCGCTGAGTTTAAGACGAGATTTAAAATAGACCTTGATAAGCTAGGGGCAATTTGTTTTAAGATGGAGGATGAGGGTGTGGTAAATACTGTGTCGCAGTTAGCTAAAGAACTTGCTGCGTTGAGAGGAGAATAATATGCTTAGAGTGATTGTGGCGGGAGGTAGAGAGTTTAACCAGAAGACTAGGCTCTTTAAATACCTCGACCAGTACCATGAAAAGACTCCTATAACTTCTGTGGTGTGCGGTATGGCTAGAGGTGCTGATAGTATTGGTAAGGAGTGGGCTGAGTCCAGAGGAGTAGCTGTAGATAAGTTTCCTGCTGATTGGGACAATTTAGGTAAGAAAGCTGGGCCTCTGAGGAATATTGATATGGCTAATAATGCAGATGCCTTGATAGCAGTTTGGGACGGAAAGAGTTCTGGAACCAAGCACATGATTAATACGGCGCGTGGTAAGGGTCTTCTAGTTACTGTGTTAAATTATTGAGGTGGCTAAATGCCTATAAACCCAGAAGTAGGGTTTGATACGCTACATTATGAACAATATTTAGTTAAGTATCGACTCAAAGGCAGTGACGGCGTGTGGACAACTTTAGAAGAGCTTATGTATTTTAAAGGGAAAGGCGCGCATAGAAAAATTGAAAGGTACTTACAGAAGAAGTATGGGAAGAGTATAAATGTTTTGTCTATCAAATTTTGTTAACTAAATTATTGAGGTAAGAAAATGAGCCAAGAAATTATTGAAGGCATTAAAGGTCTGAGCGATATTATTAAGAAGTGTCAGGAGGAGCTGAAGGTTATTTTGACAGACACTGAAAAGCCTCTGCCGGAACGCTGGGAGATTTATGAGGTTGCTGTAGGAGAAAATGTTATTAATGAGTTTGCTAGTTACGGTCCCGACCTTATAACATTGTCGGAAATGAAAATTTATAATATTGAGGATTATGTACGTTGCGAAAGGTGCGAGAGGGTGGAGTACGTGAATATAGTGAATAGTTTTGAGAATTTTAATTTAATCGAAGAAAATATTAACAAAGTAAAGAAAGAAATCCTCAGCAAGTTCCTTGAACGCGGTTTTACGTATGACTGGTAGGTAATACTATGGAAGTCCTAGAAATCTTAGACAGCAGAGGCATCCCCTACGTTCCTAGAGGAGATAATGAATACGCTATAGTATGCCTCAATGCGGCTAATCACCAAGGAGGTTTTGACAGCAAGCCTAGTCTAAATATCAATGTAGAGAAACTTCAAGCCTTCTGCTTTAGCTGCGGATTCTCAATGTCTGAAACAGGGTTGACTCGCTGGCTCATCGGAGGGGAACTAGAAGACCTATCTTTGCAGACTATGGCTTTAAGGGCTAAGATAAATCGACTGAAGTTGGAAGAGACTAAAGACCTTTCAGAAGCTAGGCAGATTTTCATTCCACCTGGAGAACCTTGGGCCGAAGATAACTACAGAGGGATCAGGCTAGACACCTACCAAAAACTTGGGGCTATAAAATGTACAAGAGGTTTTTATAGTGACCGGATAGTATTCCCTGTCTATTTACGTGGCGAATTGATTGGGGTGGATGCCAGAGCTTTGTTGGAAGGGATGCAGCCTAAATATTTGAGGAACAAAGGATGTACTGCAAAGGAAACTTGGCTTTACCCCTTTGACTTGGTGTGTGAAAATAAACCCGAATACGTAATATTGTGTGAGGGATTGTTTGATGCTGTGAACCTAGTGGACAAGGGATTTTCTGGGCTTTGCATCTTCGGCACAAACAACTTCGGGTTAGCTAAACTTAGGCTCTTACTAGCTACTGGCTGCAGCGAGGTGGTATTATTTTTAGACAAAGATGAGGCAGGACAGGAGGCACAGAAACGAATAGGCAGTATGTTGAGCGACTGGTTACAAGTTACTGAGGCTTACACAGATCACCTGAAAATAAAACCGGTAGATTCTTTAGCGAAAGGAAAGTTAGTTTATCAGGACTGTGGAGAATTGACTAGAGAAGAGATTTTGGAAGCTGTAGAAAATAGAACTAAATTTAAGTAGCTAAGGTATCTGAGAATTAAACTTTAAGGAGGTACGGGATGATTAGTACGAAGAAATTGGTATTACCTATTTTTAGGAGTCTAAATGGCGTTAACGGAACAAGAAACGAGGCAAGAGGCAGAAAAGTTTTTGGCGTGGCTCCGACGAAAATATCCAGTGTACACTGCTCAAGTGAAAGTACTGTACATAAACAAAACAGAACTAAGAGCTGGTGTAGGAGCAATGATCTATCAGTACGGTAATGTGTTTAAGATTCATGTAGCTACCAGACGTGACTTTAAATTTGTGCTTCGTGGTCTTGCGCATGAATTTGAACATTTCCGGCAAGTTATGAATGAAGGCATACCTATGAGTAGGATCAGAACTCAGCAGGAAAAGAATGCTTGGTTTTTCGCATTACAAGCCCTCAGAGAATACAAGAAAGAAGATTCTGAAAGATGGGCTAGGATTACTGGCGAGGAAGTTACTTAACAAAAGGAGGACGAAATAATGAAAAGGAACTACTGGGCAGTTGGGACAAGTTTGCCGGGCGGGAGCTGGATGTTTGAAGGCATCTTTTCGAGTCAAGAAAAGGCTGTGGAGGCTATTAAAGATACTGCCTCTAGTCCTTTTTGCGGAGATACTTGCTTAAGTGCTGAGGATATGTTTGTTATGTATCCTGTTGAGGTAGATAGTATTTCACAAGGGTACGATATTTACTATGCTGATATTTTGTATAGACCTTTGAAAGAGACACCAGAAGAGGGGATTGAGAGACTGATGGAGTATAAGAAATCTGTGGACGAGGCGTACTAAATGACTTGCATAGTTGGCTTATTGGACGGCTCTAGGGTTCTGCTCGGAGGAGATACTTGCGGGTCAAACGGATATTCCTATGAGTCTTGTGACCATTCAAAAGTATTTAAAGTGGGTGACTTTCTGATTGGAGGTACTACCAGCTTTAGGATGCTAGACCTGCTTGAGTATAGTTTAAGTATTCCTTACGTAACTCCTTCTGACGAGGAAAACATGGATAAGTTTATGAGGACTTCCTTTGTGTCTGCGGTTAGGACCTGTATGAAGGACGGAGGATTTACAACGTACAAGAATTCAGTAGAAGAGATAGGGACCTTTCTAGTAGCTTACAAAAATAAACTTTGGAGAATGCAAGATGACTTGAGTATTATAACCAGAAATGTTTATGACTCAGTTGGCTGCGGGATGTACGCTGCGGTTGGAAGTTTGCATACTACGGAGGGTATGGAGGTTAGTGCTGAAGATAGAGTTACAAAAGCCTTGGAAGCAGCGGCTAGTATAATGACTGGGGTAAAAGGTCCGTATAATATTTTGAGTACTTAATATTTAATTGAGGAGGTTAGATTGAATGATTAGCCCTAGATATTCCAAGACGGGTAAATGCTTGGTGTTACTTGATAATGCTACTCCTGAGTGGGTTAAGGAGGGTAGAGTAACACCAAGTGGGCTACAAAAATTAGTAGGGTATTTTATGCGAAATGGAATATCTTTGGATGATGTTACTTTCGCCTGTCTTACTGATACAGTAGATAAACCTAAGAGTGCAGACTACAAGATTAAACATGAATTAATAAAAGAGATGATAGAAATATCTGCTCCCAATCTTGTAGTCACTGTTGGCGCTCAAGTGTTTGAGAAAGTCTCTATGAAGAAGGGAGTATCTAAATACTACAAACGGCCTATAAAAGCAGCTCTGTATGGCGATTACAAGTGTCTCGCTTTGCCGAACCCACAAGCTGCTACTTACGATCCTGATATTGTAAGTATCATCGAAGATTCTATTTCTATGATTAAAACTGAAATGGAATTTCCAGAGATAGTAGAGAAGGAAAAGATCGAGACTAATTATCATATTATTAATTCTATTAGTAAGTTTGATAAGTGGCTAGAGTATTACAAAAGTTCCGCTGTTCCAGCCTTCTCTTTTGATACTGAAACTTCGAGTTTCGACTGGTGCAAGGGTCAGCTTCTAATGATGACCTTTTCTCATAGAGAGGGTGCCAGCTATCTCATTCCAAGTACCTTCTATGGACACTGGACTCCCGAAGAATGGGATCATATTAAAAATGGGCTTATAGAACTCTTCTCTGACGAAAAAAAATTGTGGATAGTATGGAATGGTAAATTTGATTTTCACTGGATGCATAGGCATGTAGGCGTCCCGATAAAACGTTATGGAATCTTTGACGGCTGTGTAGCATCCTTCTGTATTAATGAAAACGAACCTCACGGACTCAAAGATCACTCAGCTAAGTACACAGATTTAGGTAATTACGATGACTTCCTAGAAGAAGAAAAGGCTAAATATTGTAAAGAGCACAAGATTAAAATGAAGGACTTTTCGTATTCCTACTTGGACTTTGACACATTAGCTCACTATGCCTTGCAAGACAGTGATGCTACATTTAGGCTGTGGAAAGTTCTTGAACCAAAACTTAAAGAAGAAGAACAAGAAGAAGTCTTTAAGATTATGATGGATAATTCTTGGATGCTGTTTCATATTGAGGAAGCAGGTTGGAAGGTAGACTTAGAGTACTGCAAAAAGTATCATGCAGAACTTACTGAAGAAATCAATATTATAGAATTAGAGTTGGCTTCTGACAAAATGATTAAGCGTGCAGAGGAACTGATATCTTCTAGGGAACTTATTAAAGTAAATGCTAAACGTAAGACTAAGCTAAAGTCACTGCCTCAGCCTATTACGTTTAACTTTAACTCTATAGCTCACAAAAAGGTTTTATGTTTTGAAATACTAAAGTTACCAATTATCAAGTACGTTAAAAACAAAGATAGAAAGAGTAAAGAGAAAAATCCAGCACTTGACAAAGAAGTAATTAAGGCGTGGTGTAAGGATCATGACATTCCAGTGCTACAAAAGTTTGCTAGGTATCAAGAGATAGTCAAAGCTAGATCGACATACGTAGAAGCGGTTATGGCTAAGGAATATAAAGGCAGAGTTCATGCCACCTTTAATTTGACCTCAGCAAAGACTGGTAGACTCTCTAGTTCAGGTGGACTTAATATGCAGAATATTAGTTCACATGGAAAAGAGGGCAAGAAGATTAAGCGAATGTTTATTGCAGAAGACGATTGTATTTGCGTAGCTAGCGACCTAAAAGCCGCCGAGGTCAGAGCCGCAACGCTAATGAGTAATGATGCTAAGATGATTGATATTTTCAATAACACTGGCGGATTTGTTCATGAGGCTGTTGCGAAAGCTATATTTAACTTAGATGTAAGTTGTCTTGAAGAAGTAAAGGAACAATACCCTAAAGAACGGCAGATAGCTAAATCAATTAGCTTCCTATTGCTGTATGGTGGTTCTAGTTCAGCTCTTGCAAACGCCACCGGAATTACTAGAGAACGTGCTGAAGAGATTATTCAGGAGTACTTTGATACGTACACCGGAATAAGTGATTGGATTAAGACTACTCACGAATTTATTAGGCAGAATGGTTATTCAGTATCTCTGCTTGGTAGGAAACGTAGAGTTCCTGGAGTTTTCTCTGAGGACGGTTTTGTAGTTGAACGTGCATTGCGTATGGGTCTTAATGCTATAGTTCAATCCTTTGGTGCAGACTGTCTAAATATTTCTAGCTGTAATATTCTTGCTGAAATACTTGATAGGAAACTCCCCTTTAAAATTATCTCTACGGTGCATGATTGTATTTATCTCGAAGTACCTAAAGACATGGTTGAGGAGGCTAGAGAATTGGTAGAAAGGCATCTCAATAAATTCCCTGTCGAGAATGCCCCCATTGAACTTGTGGGTGACACTGAAGTAGGTTATTCATGGGATACTTTCACAAACGTAGACAATTACTTGGAAGAACTTAAAAACACCATTGATGAGGCCGACGAAGAAAATTCAGAAGAGGAGGAAGAAGAATGATATTTTGTGAAAATTGTAAGTATCTCCAGTGCCCAAATCCACTTGGGTACGGCTATTATCTCGTAAAGACAGTCTTTGTAGACCCAACCTATAAAGAAGACCCTGATCGTTCCCCTACAGTTAAACATTCGACAGATTACACTGAGTCTCCAATCTGCAACCACGCACAATGCTTTGAAACATCCACCAAAATAACTCCAGTAACCAAACTTGTCACCACATTCAGATTCAGAGGACAAGCGCAGTTAAATAAGAATAACGACTGTAAGTTCTTTGAACTGAAGCCCGCGCCTAAAATTGAAAAGTCTTCTAAAGGTGGTTCAGTAGCAATAGTAGAAGCACCTAAGCAAAAGCCGTGGTATAAATTCTGGATGTAACAACCCAACAAAAATCTATAAAAAGGTGGTGATAAAGTGGCAACAGTAGTACGGTGTGATAAGGAACGCTGTAAATTTAATGACGAAGGGGAATGTGTGGCTCAGGTTATTGAACTAGACGAGGAGGGAACTTGCCTTGATTTCGAAAAATTTATCGGATAGTCGGGGTTCTTTTTTAAGGTCTGACACTAAATGCTGGATTAGCTCTAGTCTATTTTTCATGTGTATCGAAAAGCTTGGCCTCAACGAAAAGATCTACTACATTCCATCTGGTATTGAGTGTACCAACGAAGAATTAGTTTTCTATGTTGACCATCTGTTCGACGAGCTAGGTCACTTAGAGATGCGTAAGAACTACTGGACAGAGGCTGAAAAGGATGCTAGAAACTACGTGACTAAGATCGGCTTCGCTTTGAGGGCTTGGGCGCGTGATGGTCATGGGATCAGGGTGGTTTGATGGTCTACTTAAATAGGTATTGTGTAGGTTGCCGAAGGTTAATTCCAGAAGACACCAATAGCCCTATCTTAGTAATAGGACAGGCTACCGTAAAATGGAACAAAAAACAACATAAACACTCCGCTAAAACTGACGGAGAATACGACTGCTTCTGCGAAATCTGTGCAGCCAGAATGATGGAGCTTATTAAGGCTCAACGAGAAAAGGGAGTAAAGGTACTATGAATGTGTTAGTCCTAGACGTACTTAACTGCGCGTTTACTTTGAAGCATGTTAAAGAGAAAGACCCTCTGTGGCGATTTATAACAGATATTAGAAACATTATGAGTGCTAACAAAATTCACAAATGTATTCTAGCAACTGACACAGGGCAGAGTCAGTATAGGCTGTCAATGTATCCTCAGTATAAAGAGACAAGACGAGCCAGAAGGGCATCTGCGACAGAGGACGAGAAAAAGGAATTGCAGGAGTTCTTTGAGGTAGTTAATCAGTTCAAAGAAATGGCTCCTCTGTTTGGTATGGAAGTTGCTACAGTAGATAAAACTGAAGCGGATGACATTGTGGCGTACTTTGCGATTAATTCTGAGGTTGGCAACTACAAGGCCCACATTCTAAGCTCTGACACCGATTTGTTCCAGCTCCTCCGTTCGACAGTTGTTCAGAGGTCTTACGCAGAGAAAATGAAGCTAGGCGATACTGACATTCCACCTCAGATATGGGTCACGGAAGATAGGTTTAAAGAAGTATTTCAAATGACTCCCTCACAATACATGGAAGCTAAATCTATCTCAGGTGATACAGGTGATAGTATTTATTCCCCTGAAGGTGTTGGGAAGGAGACTGGCTTTAAACTTATCAGGAAATATGGAAGCATCGCTGAGGTCGAAAAGAACGTAGACGAACTTGAGATTCCTAGGTTCTCTTCAAAGGGTAGGGAAGCACTCAAAAAGGATTTCTGGATGGTTCACCGGAATGTAGAACTGGTAAGTCTTCTCCACACACCTGAAACATTCCAGAAGATTTTCGGAGAGGGGTTACCTAAGCTAGAAGACATACTAGCTAGAGTAGATGAACCGCCAAAAGTTAATGAAGAAGCGTTGAAGGAATATTTGTTTGCGACTGGTAGGGTTAACGTCTACTACGATTTCGACAATTGGGTACGACCATTTAAAGGAGGGTACTAAATGCAACTAGTTATTAATTGGAACTACGACGAGAACGACTGTGAGGATTGTGGAGTTACTGACTCTACTGGAGCCTGTGCTACATTGGATGGAGAAACAGTTTTTAATAAACCGGCTTCTACTAGTTGTTATGAGGCTGTTTACGTTACCAGAGAAGAAGTTTTGGAAGCTGTTTTGAAGAAACTGGGTGTAGAAATCATCGACAATTATTAGGAGGCCCAATGCTATTCGTCGGAGGAACACAGGACGGGAGAAATCATAAAATTGCGCCAGTAGAACGCTACATGTTTTACATACCATATTGGGATAAAACAACTGCGTACGGCAGATTTGGCATTACCCACACTGGATCTACTAAATTATCTACAGAAACCTACACCAGAAGAACTTACACCAACAATGATAGAGATAGGTCTTTTGTGGTAATGGCTTTGGAGTCTATGTCTGGTGACGAGGTCATGCACAGCCTTGCTGCAGGGTATTATGAAAATAACCCTATCAAGTGGGCAAATAGTACGGACAGGAGGTACTACTAAAATGGACTGGCAAACTAAAGTGCTGGAAGATGGAAAAATAAAACTGGAGGGTTCTTCCTACGATGGAGCTGGGGCCTTGATCTACACCAAAGCAGATAAAACGTGCGACCTCTTTGAAATAACCCAATATGGTACAGCAGAAATCTTCTATGGTAACTACCCATACCTTGTAAAAGCGGCAGAAGTAGCTGAATCTTGGACTTAAAAATTATTGAAAAATAAAGCTTGACAAACTACCGACCATGTGATATACTGGGTCTTCAAAGTGAGAAAAGAAAAGGAGGTGATGCTTGTTGCTTGCTTATTAACTATTTAAATCTTAACTAGAAACTACTCTAACTTAACACTCTAACTTAATACTCAAAACATTACTCTAAGGAGAATCACTCAAATGGCTAAAACTACTAATGACAAAATTACCGCTGCATACGAAGAAATGATGAACCTGCTTTCCCCCGAAGAACGCGCTGCGCTTAAGCAGATGACTGGTCAGGATCAGGGAGGTGGTGGTAGCAAAACTCCTATTGTTAAAATCAACTATAGGGAGAAGACTGCACAGGACGGTACGAAGATCGCTAAAGGTAACTTCTGTGTTGGTCAGAAAAATGCTACGGTAGACGGTAAGACTGTCATGCTTACGGCTGGTACTGACTTGGGTTCTGAACTCACAGCCGTAATTCTTAAGAAAGGGCAGCAGTTCAGTTTCTGGGACAACGATGCTAAGAAGCGTTGCAGCTCGCAGGTTATTTGTGAGCGTGGCGAAGTACCTACCGGATACAATCTTAAAAATGTCTGCAACGACAAAAGCTGCCCTCGTCGTAAAGATGGAATTGACAAAGGTGATAAATGCACTTGTCAGTACGTTGTCTATCTTCGCCTTCCGGCTGGCACCAAACTGCCTGACGGGACACCTTGCGAAGTTGCTATGATGTACATTAAAGGCAACTCTTACATGCCTTTCCAAGCTTACATGGAAACTGAACTGAAGAGCATCCCGTCCATCGCTGTCAACACTGTTCTGTCTACCGAAGAGTGTGAGCAGGGAGCCACTCTGTTTTACGAACTGAAATTCGCTAAGGGTGCTCCGGTTACTAAGGAAGTGTTCACTGAGAATTTCCAGATGGTAAGCGGAATTAATAAGCAGCTCGTTGAGTACAAAGAAGAGCAAGCTAAAAAGATGCTGGAAGGTCCGAAAGATTCTTCTGGCGGTAGTTCATACGGCAATGCTACTGTTGTTAATGACGAAGATAACATCGCATGGTGATCTAAGTAATTTAGGTAATTACCTATTTAGGAGGGTTTCGGCCCTCCTTACTTTTAACTAATAAGGAGGCTATAAAATGTTTAGCATTTTCAACCGTAAGGCAGACAAGAAATTTACCGCAGCAATTTCTGGCATTGAGAAGTACGTAGCTAAATTTGAAGAAGCTGCTAAAGCTGCCGACACAGAGATGCAAGCAGAAGAAGATAGGCTGGGCAAACTTGTGGATAAGGCTGACAAAGCCACTGAAGCGGCTTACGAGATGTACCGTCAGATTGAAATTAAGGCAATTGAGAAAGTTGACGAAGCAACGGCTAAAGCAGAAGCCCGTAAAGCAGAACTGCTGGCTATTGCAACTAAGGCTAAAACTGCTGTAGAGAATCATAGGAAAATTTACCTGTCTAACTAACCGGATAACTACATGAATAGCAAATTCTTAGCTGTAGCAGATTGTCATTTCAAGTTCCTTAACGGAGTAAATAAGAAGTGGCAGCGAGCCAGATACAAAAAGTTCATAGATGATATCGTTGCTAAGTGTGTCGAGGAAGGCTTTATTCTCATAATTGCCGGAGACACATTTGAGTCAATAAACCCTAAGAGAGATGAGTTAAAAACTTTTCTCTACTTCCTACACTCCTTAGAAAAGAACAAAATAACAACTCTCTTAGTAAGTGGCAACCATGAGACGATTTCATCCGGCAGTAGTATTTTGGACTACTTAGAACTATCTAGGTTCTCTAACTTATACTACAGGAAAAATTACGTAGCAAATGACACGACATATCATCTGGTAAATCACGATAGCATCCACTCTTACAAGCCAACGCTAAACAAGCACAACGTACTCATCTCACATTTCCGTTGCACAGTAAACAAATTTATAACCGAAGAAATTAACGTAGCTGAATTTACTAGCCCCTATGATCTATGCATTGTAGGGGATATTCATTCTCCGTTTGATTTTGGCAATGTATGGTACTGCAACAATCCAATCAACAAAGAATTTGAAGCAGAACCTAACTGCGGTTATTTAGAGGTTAGAAGGAAACTTACAGGATGGGACGTTCAGCGAATACCTACAGACTATCCTGCTCTGGTATTTAAGAAGTGTAATGCTAAAGAGTATGATACGTTAGATATCAAAGACACTGAAAACTTCTACAAAATAGAAGTGGCAGGTAGTCCTCAAGAATTAAGGTTAGTGCAGCCTATCCCTAACTCCATTCTTCATAAAATTCCTTTGGTGCCAGCTTCGCTAAAGGTCGAAGAGGGAGACTCTGAAATAGTCGGAAGCACTGGCGGCGAAGAAGGACTAATCAGTTACATGAAATCAATGAAATATTCAGATCAACTTGTGTCAGACATGCTAACTGAATTAGGGAGGGAACTGTGAACTGCATCGAAGTAGCCACCTTTACTGCTCAAATCTACGTAGGACTAAAAGTGGGCTATGGTATTTATGAACATCCGGCTGTCGAGGCACACCGTATTTGTCAAACCTATTGTGACAAAGTAAAACTATGTGTAACTGTAACTCCGACAGCCTTTCATTACGTAGATGGTAATGAGGAGGGGGTTATCGTAGGACTTATAAATTATCCTAGATTTCCTTCTACTCCTGAGAAGATAACCGAACAGGCCGTAGAACTTGCCAAATTACTTAAAGAAGGGCTTAACCAAAACCGAGTTAGCATCGTAACGCCTACTAAAACCATAATGCTAGGAGAGCCATGATAGTATTCAAAAAGATAATCGCTAAGGACTGCTTTGCTTTTGAATACTTAGAGTTCGATTTCATTTCTGGAATTCATAGCATTGTAGGGGTTAACGGAGCAAGTAAGACAAGCCTCCTCTTAGCACTGTCGCAAGGATTGTTCAACAAGAACCCCAAGAACACAAGGATAGACGATGTATCGAATTACATTACAGGCCAGCCTTATGAAATTAAAATCTTCTTCGATAAAGACGGGGATCAATTTGAAATCACTAACTCCAGAAAAAGTGGAAGCATCAATGTCAAGGTTAATGGAAAGGACATTTCCCTCAAAACCATTCCACAAAATCTAGAGCTGATTAAGAGGATTATTGGAGACGAGTATTCAACTTTTATTAATGTAACTTACCAAGCCTCTGATTCAGCACTTGACTTGCTAGAAGAATCCAGCGATGCAGCTAGAAAGAACTTCATCAGTAAGATTCTTAAGTTTGACGAGTTAGATGAAAAGCTGGCTAACTGCAAAGAGAAACTGAAAAGACTCAAAGTTATTCACAAAGACAAACAGGATCAACTGAGTCAATGGCAAGGTAATTTGCTGCCAATGCGAGAAGTAGTTGAGAAGGTCGATATTTCTAAGTTGATTAAAGAGGTAAATCTCAGGCTAAAGGCGAGAGATTCAGCAGATTGGTATAGAAACGACAGATCAATCGCTAAGGTAGAAGAAGCCGCTAAAAGGAAAGCCTACAATGAGTACAAGAACGCAGTAGCTCAGATAGATATTGTAAGGGCTAAGTTAAGTGCTATTGAAGTGCCTTCTAGGAGTTCTGAGGTTGTTGAGAAAGAGCTGGTTAAATCAAATGAAGAACTAACTAGAGTACGATCTTCCTATACCGAGGCAGAAAATAAGCTAAATGAACTTCAAGAGCCAGAGTTAACTTGTTCTAGATGTGGCCAATCGGTAGCCGCAGAGCAAGCCCTTACGATGTATCAAGAAGATGTAGCTAAGTTTACTTCGCAGTTGAATGAAGCAAAACAGGAACGAGGTAGGTTAATAAATATCATCAACGAACTCTCAGAACAAAAGAGAGTGTGGTCTGCTATATCTGAGTTAAGTAGTAGGAAAGATATTTTAGAAAGTGCTTTGGTAGTTGTTGAAGAGGCTGATGAAGCAAGTTACAATAAGGCTTGTGCTGACCATGACTATGCTACTCAGAACTATCGAGAAGCGGTAGAAGCACACACTAAAGCTACAAATGATTTAAACGCAGCGATTAGACACAACGACATGTCAGCTATGATGGAAAAGTTGAACAAGGAAGCAGCTGAGTCTAATAAACAAGCTACGGTAAGGATTAGCAAACTCACTGAAGAACTCCAAGAAGTAGAAAAGAGAATGGACCTTCTGGACAACTGGACGAGAATTCTTGGGCCTAATGGTTACAGAGTCCATAGCATGAGCCGGTTCCTTAAAGTGCTAAATCAGACTATGGATAAATATGCCGATATCATTTCAGGTGGGAGGATTAAATGCACCTTCTATGTTACTGAAGAAGGTAAAGTAGACTTCTCTGTAGTGGACCCCGATAAGAAAGTGCCGTTCGCTAATTGGAGTAAGGGAGAGCAAGCTAGGGTTAAACTTGCCTGCCTCTTTTCGGTCATTGAGTTGCTGGAAGTCATGGGGTCTGCAAGCTACAACGTGCTAGTGCTAGATGAAATATTTAGCGCACTAGATGACGAAGGAAAGGAGGGGTTATTTGAAGTACTTTCTTATTTACGATCTAATGGTAAGTGCATCTACACTATCAGTCACACACCTTTGGTCAATCCTGTGGTGTTCGACAGTGCTATTCAAGTGGTGAAGGAAAATGGGTTGGCTAGGATAATCTGATGCTAGAAATAAAAGAAATAGATGTAGATAAAATCATAGAGCTAACCATAGAGATACAGCAAGCTAAATTTTATCCTGCTAAAAGAAAAATTCTCATATCATCTTTAACGTCACTAAAAGAATCTGAGAAATGGTTGCTCACTTTTTGTTGTTGGCAGTGCTTGTTCAACCCAAGGTTCAAAGCTATAGACGCAGATAAACTCTGTCTGTATGAACCAGCAAAAGCCAACAAAGCTACCTTTCAAGACTTCCTGAAAACAGTTAAGAAGTTTGACAGTAAAAGAGTCTCTCCGTCCCGTTTAAAACCGCTGCTACAGTTCCTAGCAAACTGCGGCGAGAAGCACCGAAACTTTTACCTCTCACTCTTCACCAAGGATTTTATAAACTATTTTCCAGCCCTTGAAATACAAACCTTATTAGACCTAGACAGCATCAGTGGAGAGAAAGTGTACGGAGAACCTGAGTACCTAAAGACTAGTTTTTCTGAGCTACGTTACCCCGTATCTCTACGCAGAATATCATCTAAAAAACTGACTCCTTACATTATCGCTAAAGAGCCTCTGTCAACGATGCTGTTAACAAAAACAGAAGAAGGTTACAAAAGAGTTGTCAAATCGCCTCACATAAAGATTGATATAAAACTTTCAACAACTCCTAGATTCGCTGTTGCTGGTTTCTATGATTTAGACACGTATTATCCTACTGACTATTTTAGCTATTGGGAAAGTTGTGCTGTGTATCTTAAAGGGATTGATCTTGACCAGCACCTTTATAGCAACCGAATAAGTGACCTAAATAACTTCGTAGATAGGAGCATGTTGGTACACACAGATTCTTCTAAGTCATATTTTGCAACGTCTGAGCAAGAAGTTATAGACGCTATTGCAGACTTGGCTAAAGGGTCAATGATTTCAGATATCTTAGTTTTGGATTCTGAGAGTACCAGAACCGGAGAAGCCTACCGAATTACTTGCAGAACTGCTTCAGGTATTATTGAGAGTGTATCTGAGAATTACATTTCTGTGTGGGCTAATGGGGAGTTGGTAAATTGCTACTACAAATTTGAAGGAAAAGAACAAGCTCTGCTGACTGCTCCTGAATTACTTAAAGATCGTGTTATGGAGTTCTACTACGTCAAAATAGGTAATACCGAATACTCCATCGGGAAGGGGGTGTGCTGGCATCGTGAAAGGTGGAGGGAGATGCGGCTGAGAGGGACTAACGTATGGATTGATAAATGTGCGTTGTGTGGCTCTACTCAACATAAACACGCTAATAGAGGCGTCTGCATTTCCTGCGAAGCCAACCTTCATTACTACTATGATACTTACGGCGTGAATAGTTGGATACAACCTAGCCAGCAAATGATTAAGAAACGCTATGAGTCAGTTTGGAAGCCTACCGCTTTAAATTTGGTTAAGTACAGGTATAAAGGGACAACACTAGAAGCTAATGAAATGGGTGAGTGGAGATTCGTCCAAGGAGATTTAAATGAACAAGAAATTTCAGAAACTTAAAGATAATATGACAGATGAACAGAAAGAAGCTGTGCTAGCTAAATTGAAAGAAGCCAGAGAAGAACTTTACAACATGTCTCAAGAAGATCTGATCGAATTGCATAGAAGTACAACTGCTAAATGTCTGGAAGTTATGATGAAGAAGAACAATGATTATACTTCTGGCGGCAGTGTCTTTGCCAACTTTAATGGTTCAACTATTCTAGGAGTTCACCCTGTAATCGGGATTCTTCTAAGGTCTATGGACAAGTTTAAGAGAATCCAAACCTTCGTAACTACCGGAGGGCTTGCTGTAGAAGGCGAAGGAGTTTTGGACGCTATAGATGACGTGGTAAATTACATGATACTTGCTAAAGGGATTATCATTGAGCAGCAACGCAGAGGTAGTAATGACTAAAAATGACTGTAGTGTTATCTCGTACATAGATGAAGAATGTTCATGTGTAAGAACTTTTAAGTATTGGTACCTAGGAGCAGCGCAGCAGAAAGTAGAGGCTCTAAAGAAACTTGGCTATAAGTATGTATGGTGTTTTAAAAACAACCGTCAGGTGTAAAAAGGAAAGTTAATGATTATAGGTATAGATCAATCCAAGCGAAGCACTGCCGTTGTCTGCATGGATTTGGCTGGTAGGTTAGTTGACTTCCTTCTCATAAATCCTCCTAAAGAACTTGACGGAGAAGTTCTTATAAGTTATCAATGGGACCTTATAGATAGTTTTGTGAGTGCTTACCAAAAGGATTTGAAAGGTATAGCTCTGGAAGGACTCAGCTTTAATTCTGTAGGCTCTGGTAAAGACTTGCTTGCAGGGATTTTTTGGGCAGTACGGCTAAACCTGTACAAGAAGTTTCCTGAAATACCTGTCGGAGTTATTCCTTCTGCAAGTTGGCGTAGCGCATTTATTGACAAAGAGAAGCGGAAGAAGATTAAGGAGTTGGGTATTAAAGATGGTCTGAAAAAGGCTACTGTAGATGAACTTCCTTTCGAGGTACGTGTTAGGTTTGAGAACTATATTCGTGAGAACGGAATTAAGAAAGAGGCTCTTTGGGATTTGGCTGATGCGTTTGGGATAGCGAAGTATCGTTTGAGTTTGGAGAATTAAATTTGAAAATTTGGTAGGAAGGTGTTTTATGGGTTCGTTTAAAGATTTAACTGGACAACGGTTTGGTAAATTAACTGTATTAGGTAGGGTCCATAAGACAGCGGGTAATAAGAGAACCAAGTTCTTATGTGTATGTGATTGTGGGAACCACTCCGAAGTTCTTAGTCAGAATTTAACTAGTGGAAAAACTAACTCATGTGGATGCTTGGCTCCTTTACCTGAGGAGGCTTACCTCAACAAAACGTTCAATGCACTTACGGTAGTATCTAGAGTTGAAAGTAAAGGCAATAGTGTAATGTTACTGTGTATGTGCGCTTGCGGTAAAACTAGTACTGTTTCTTTTAGTAATCTGAAATCAGGCAGTGTCAAATCTTGTGGGTGTGGTATCCATAGGGCTTTAAGCACCACTACTATAAATACGGATTACCCCTTTCGCACCAAAAAGAATCACGATATGGTAGGAATGGTTGTAGGGAAACTAACAGTCATTTCTAAAATTGGACCGAGAGGTAGAGATACCTACTGGTTTTGTCTCTGCGAATGTGGCGGTACAACAGAAGCCACTACCCACTACTTGAATAAAGGACTAAGGCTTTCATGTGGATGTTTGCACCACCGGACGGGCAAAGATAATCCTACGTATAGAGGAAATGTGCCTCCTATTAGGGGAGGTTGTGATTACGAGTCATGGCGATCCTCAGTTATGCAACGAGATAATTATACGTGTGTTTCTTGCGGGGCTAAAAGAAAGATACAGGCACACCATATTATGTCCTTTAACAAATTTGGCGCATACAGATTGTTGGACATTAACGGAGTTACCTTGTGCAAGAAGTGCCACAAAGAATTTCACGGCAGCTATGGGTATGGAAATAACACACTTGGCCAGTTTTTAGAATGGCAACAACTAAAAGGATTTAAATTATGACCAGTATAGCAGAAACATTCTTCAGTCAAGAACTTGGGGAAATGACTGACGATTCAATTCGCAATTTTTCAACTTATGTCTTAGATAATGCTCCAAAATATTTCGTGCTAATAAGTGCTAGCTCGACCGGGAAATTCCATCCCAGACAGTCTAATCAAAAACCTGGAGGACTAGTAAATCATACTAGAGCGGTGGTGTATTTTATAGGCATACTTTGTAGAGGCTACAGCATTGAGGGTAAAGCTAAAGATAAGATAGTAGCTTCGGGCTGTTTTCATGATATTATAAAGCATTCGCAGCCTATGCAGAAATACTCTACTTCTTATCACCCAAAAGAGGGAGCGGACTTTGTATACTCCCTCTATAAAAAATATACAGCAGATGGTGGGGTAGTTGCAGAGGAGGACGTTGTAGATATTTGCAGGGCGATTTGTCACCACTCAGGTAAGTGGACCGAAGAAAAATACCGCAAAAAATTTCCAGAAGAATACACTACACCAGAACTTATACTGCACCTAGCAGATTTAATCTCGGCGGGTAAAGAAGTAAACCTAGAGTTCCTTGAGCAGTCCTCTCTGATAGGTTAGCTCAAAAAATTCTCCAACAAGGAGGCAAATAAAATGGTTAATCAAAGCGATAACACAAAAAACAATAAACTAAAAGACCTTTACCAGCAAGCCAAGGAGGTTGAGGAGCGGTTGACTTCTCTGTCTAAAAATCAAAAGTACCTTCTCAAGAAACACGAAAGGCTGTGTAAAGAAATTATAAGGGAGGAAAAGAAACGTGGGTAATATTAATGTAGCTGTAAAAAGAACTGAAGGTACTAGACACCCGCTACCTTCCTATGCAACTGAAGGGAGTGCGGCAGTAGATTTCTATGCTCACGTAGGTGGGTCTGTAAGGCTGTTTACTGGGGATAGGGCACTTATTTCTCTAGGTGTGTCTATGGCTATCCCTAAAGGTAAAGTACTTCTACTTACTCCTAGGTCTGGGCTTGCTTTGAAAAAAGGCGTGACACTTACAAACTCGCCTGGGGTAATTGATTCTGATTATAGAGGTACTATCGGAGCCATTGTGCAGAACCTTGGTGATGACCTGCTAGTAATTACAGATGGGGATAAAATTTGCCAAGGGGGTTTTTATGATTACGAAAGAGCAACATTTGAAGAAGTCGATGAACTGGATGACACCGAAAGAGGCACTAACGGTTTCGGAAGCACAGGGGTCTAATATTTATACTCCTAAACTTATTGGCAGGAAAACCTCTTGGACAACTAAACAAACTACCGAAACAAGTAACTGCAATCACCGACCAGAGACTACGGGAGATTTGATTCAGGACATTTACAGAGAACACCTTCAACACAGGCAAATCATAATCAACGAAGTAATCACCGACCAGTCAGTTAGCACGGTAGCCCTTCAGATTATGAAATTCAATGAAGAAGATGATGAAAGAACTATGTGTGAGGTAGGCTATGATAGAATGTCTAACCCTATAACTTTGAAAATCTCTTCTGACGGTGGGCATGTAGATGCTGGTTTAGCTATTATTTCACAGATCGTTTCAAGCAATACTCCGGTAATTGGCGTGGCGGTTGGTGATTGTTCCTCTATGAGTGCTTTAATCCTTATAAGTTGCCATGCCAGATTTTGCAGTAAATATGCTAGAATTATGCTACATAGCCTGTTCGGGGGCAATGCAGATAAATTTAAAGGACTGACTGAATATGCGGAAAATGTAACTAAAATCCAAGCGGTTCTGGATTCTATCGTTACAGATCGTACTCTGATTACCCAAAAAGAGCTGGATGAAATGCACGACAGAAAACGTGACTGGTTTCTGAGCAGCAGTGAGGCGGTAGAGTTGGGGGTAGTTGATGAAGTACTTGAGGTAGGAATTCAAATGAGTCCTATGAAAGCACGGAAAAAGAATGTGAAGGCTGCTGGTAAAGGGAAGGGTAAGGTTGAGGATTAATTTGTTTGGGGAAGGATTTAAGGTTGGATTAAGATGTAGTTAAGGTAATAAAAAGATAGTGTTTTAGGTATATAATTAAGTGTCACTAAAAGGGGTGGGTCAAACTGCCCCTTTAATTTTAACTTTAGTAAAGGGAGTTTTAAAATGTACATTCACACCAGTAGTTATGATAAGGAATTTGTAGAGCTGATGGAGTACCTCAGAGGTAAATATCCAGCTAAGTTGTTCGATGTAGACGGCATTGGGAAGCAGCTTGATATGTGCCAATTCTCCAAGGATTTTTTTGCAGCTACCACTACCGCAGATGCTAGTGTGGATGCCAACAGTAATGTTGTAGATGTTAGTAATATCACCTACAACACGGAATTACCTAAGCCCTTTTTTAAACTTAATAGCTATTTCATTCTTTGGAAAGAGATGAGAAAGTTGTACGGGTCCGAAGTGGCTAACTCAGCTATAGAAAAACAAATTACAGGAAGCCTATATTTTCATGATGTACACGGTATTGCTTCGGCTATGAGTTATTGTTTTAACTACTCTACTTATGACATTATGCTTCTAGGGCTCCCTATGGTGACTAAAATAAAGTCGGTCCCACCTAAGCATTTGTATAGCTTCAAGTCTCAGCTAGAGCAGTTCGTAGTGCTTGCTGCTAACAGTACCCTAGGAGCTACTGGACTGGCTGATTTATTTATTGTAATGTCTTACTATGTGGCTAATATTTTAAGAACTAAATCAGATGCTGGCTTTAAATTTAGTACAGAAGAAGACTGCTGGAAATACGTGGCAGAGAATTTGGTATCTTTTATATACACCATCAACCAGCCGCTAAGGGCGTCTCAGTCCCCATTCACTAATGTCAGTATTTATGACAGTGAATTTTTAAGCAGTCTCTGTCCTAACTACATATTCCCAGACGGCAGTACTCCTAATATTAGTATTGTTAAACAGATTCAGGAATTGTTCTTAGATATTATGAACGAAGAAATGAAGAGAACCCCAATCACCTTCCCAATATCTACCGCCTGTTTTGCAGTAAATGAGGACAAGGAGATTATTGATGAAGAGTTTGCAGAAATTATTGCTAAGAAAAATCTAGAGTTTGGTTTTATCAATATATATTGCGGAAAATCTAGTACGCTCTCTAGTTGCTGTAGACTCAGAAGTGACACAGAGCACGAGTATTTTAACTCTTTTGGGTCTGGTAGTACTAAAATTGGGTCTCTAGGTGTAGTAACTGTAAACCTGCCTAAAGCCGCTGTGGAGAGTAATAAAGATCGTACCAAATTTCTGGATGCTGTAAGGAACTTAGTAGGTACTGCTGCTAGAGTTAACCACACTAAACGAGCGGTAGTAAAAAAGAGAATAGACCAAGGCATTCTTCCACTCTACTCATTAGGCTTTATGGACTTGAGTAAGCAATATTCCACAGTCGGAGTTAATGGCCTGAACGAATGTTGCGAGCTGATGGGTTATAATATTTTGACAGAGGAAGGCCAAGAATTTGTAAGTAGAATACTTGAAGTTATAAATTCTGAAAACGATAAATTCCAAAAGGCTTACAAAACTCCACACAATACAGAGCAAATTCCTGGAGAAAACGTAAGCATTAAGTTGGCTGAGAAAGATAGAATGTTGGGTTTTAATGACAGGTATGACCTTTACAGCAATCAGTTTATTCCGCTCACTACTAAAGCAGATGTTTTAGATAGGATAAAGCTGCAAGGTATTTTTGATAGTCAGTTCTCTGGAGGAGCCATCTGTCACGTTAACGTAGAACAGAAAATAGAAGACTACCGACAAGTTGTGGCTTTAATTAAGTCTTGTGCTAAATCTGGGGTAGTATATTGGGCGATCAACTTTAATATTCAGAGATGTGAAGAGGGTCACATGTCCGTAGGAAAACTAGACTACTGTTATTGCGGAGCTAAGATCACTGATAATTTTACTAGGGTGGTGGGGTTTTTGGTCAACGTTAAAGCTATGGCCCCAAAACGTAGAGAGGTAGATTATCCTAATAGGCAGTTTTATAAGGAAGTGTAGTATGATTGTGGATGAACTTATACGAATAAAACTGAATAATACAAATATCGAACACTTCAAATCTTTGGGTTATGAAGTCAGCAGTAGGTATGGTGAGATTATAGAAGTCAAGAGCACAGACTTATCTATATACAGTCATGTAAAAGTGAGAGCTGTATGCAATCTATGTGGAAACCAAATTTTGATTTCAAACAGTAAGCACACACGATCAATACTTGGGAGGGGTGAGTACTTGTGCTCACCCTGCTCAAAAGGAAAATTCTCACTGGAAGAAGTGAGAGCTATGTTAGAGGGTGCGGGGATGTTCCTGGTCAGTACTGAATATAAAAACAACAAATCTCCTATACAGTTTGTATGCCGTACTCACCCAAACACCTTACAAAAAATGTGTATTAGTGATTTCAGAAAGGGAGCTAGATGTAAGTTATGTACCGGAGGCGATTATAACAAATGGCGCAGAAAGGTAAGGGAGCTGACTACCGTACAGTACCTGAGACAATGCACTGACGGGTGGAAGGCATATACAAAAGATTTCTGGTGTGACACTTGTGTGATTTCTAAAAACCAATCCAAAAGAAATCACGTACATCATATAATTAAGCCCTTCAAAGAAATTACTAATGAAACCTTTCAGGTGACTCAGCTGGAAGAAAGAAAATTTATAAAGGAATACTCGAAAGAAGAGTTAGAACTGCTGACCAACACTTTTAATACTATACACAAAAGTTATGGAATAGGTATTGTTATGTCACCAGAACTTCATTACAAATTTCATGCAAAGTACGGGAAGCAAGAAAATCTAGAAGATTTTGCTGAATTTTGGGAAGAACATTCCAGCAACAGGGTTACATGCTAAGCCTACTAGCTACCCAATACTCACTTAGTACAATGTCCCTAGAACTATACTTTTCAGGATGCAGCGGGCCTCATTGTAAAAATTGTCATAATACTGAGTCGCACGATTTTAATAATGGCTCAAAAATAACTGCTATAGAACTTTTCACACAAATAGAAAGTAAGGTTAATAACTCTTACGGATTAGTTAAGCAGATAATGCTATTTGGAGGCGAACCTCTAGACCAACCACTAGATGAACTTACTGAATTAGTAAACCATACAAACACATTAAACTTACCTATCTGGCTGTTTACTAGGTATGAACTTTCAGAAGTACCTTCCAGTTTACGTATCAGGTTTAGTTACATTAAAACTGGAAGGTACCTCGAAGAGTTTAAAGGCAAACACACACAGTATGGCATTACATTGGCAACTAGCAACCAGAAGATTTACAAAAGAGGGTTAGACTACTAACCAACAAAAGCCCCTACAAATTATCTTGTAGGGGCTTTTCTCATTCATCTGAAAAATCATCTAAATAGGTAATTACCTAAATTACCTAAATCATAGTAAGGCCACTAAAATTCTTATCAATAAACTTGTTATAGTAGCTAATCGAATGGTCCCCAACATCCACCAACTCCTCACCACTATCCCCGTCAGTAATACCTATCCCCTCACATTTATGTTCAAAAAGCAACCTAGGAATCATCGCTATAGGGTCATCACTCATGTAAATTCTGACATGATCTACAGAGGATTTAAAAGACCAATATTTAAAGTACACTCTAGGCGACCCGAAGGTAACACAACCAACTCCCAATTTCTCAGCGAATAAAATAGCAACAGCACCGCCTAAAGAATGCCCTGTAAAGATTACCTTCCGGTCGTCTCCCAACTCCTTTAGAATCTTAGGGCTAAGTTTATTAAAAGCTCTGACGAAGCCCCACGTGCTAAAGAAACTTCCAAACTTCCAAGGGATAATGTTAATGTCCCTAGCAGCATTTATAACATTGCTTGTACCTCTAATTGACACTATGGTTAAGTCTGCTAAGTGTGTAATGGAATAACCCAAGTCTTTGACCTCAGTGCAATTGTCGTAGACCTCTTCAGATAACTTGCCACATAGTCTTATTAGTTCGTTTGTAATTGGCATTTGTGGGCTCCTTACTTATCTTCAACAGGCCATCTGTAAGCAACTACTTCGTAACTTCCCAGACCAAAACTAGATACCTTAACTTGGTCACTCTGGTTACCGCCTAAGAGGTATATCCTACCACCTTCAATCTTCTTGAAAAACCCTACATGATTACCTGACGCAGACCCAGTAGCCTTATCCCCGCCTTTAAACTTCTGGCGAATTACTGTAATAGCACCCGCCTTCGGCTGGTCAAGTTTAGTACCCCATTTTATAAAGGATGCTGCGGCTGCGCTGTTAGTTCCTTTAATGCCAGCCGATTTAAGGCACCAATTGACGAAGGAAGCGCACCACGGAATTTCATCCTCCTTTGCGGCTAGAGAAGTGGTGGCGTGGTATTCTATGATTCTTTTGTTTTCTCCGCCTCTGACCTCACTAACACCTATTTCCTTCTCAGCGATTTCCATCCATTTCATTTTAATCTCCTAGAAAATTCCCAACTCCGTATAATCGCCCCAATAACTATCTTTCTCCGAAAAATTATTCTTGCTATAAAGGTCGCAGTGGTTTGTAAAATTCTTTCCGTGGTTAATATGGGCACTAGAATTAACACAGTGCCAAGGACTTCTCACTAAATCAGGCTCTAGCATCACCTGCCCTCTTAGCAAAGACTCTTTAACTTTACTCTCAAAATGCACCAAAGCATCACTAAAAAGCATGGTCATCTGGTGCAAAGGAATAGAATCGTGCACATGTCCGTAATCCTGAAAGCCCTCAGAACATACACCTTTTAAGTTAGTATTATAAATCACCCCTCCGTCAAAGTCAGGATAATCAAAATAGCCCTCTGGATAAAGTACGTCATGCTCTAAGAAGCTGACATATTTATAAGACCCAGTAGCTTCGGCTCGGTAAAGTAGTTGAAGAATCTGCAAAGTAATGTTCAGGTGGTTGCTACTCTGAGTCTGTGCTATGAGTTCTGGGAAGGGGTTATTTTCGATAGTTTTCCAAGTGCTTGTAAGAATATCTGCCTTGCCCCTAGATACTTTCTCCAAATTACCTAAAACATTACTCACAACATTATCGTCATTGTTGTTTGTATAGAATATTCCAAGTCTGTTACAGGTACCTTCTGGGATAATTAGATAATCATTTTCGGGGATTACTTTAGAGTACTCAACATCATCCAGTTTGTACTTAACCACTAGGTGCTTTAGTATGCCTTCTTGGGGGTCCCATCCGGCTAGGATATTATTCACGCAGACGTTAATACCGCTGCCTCTAACCAATCGTTTAAGATTAGCTGTTACGTTAGCCCCTCCGTACGATGCTTCTATAATTTCTAACTTCACATTCTTATCCTTTGCAGCGGTTAGTTGTGTAGCTATTGAGTTAACCCTATCAGCGCCGAAATGTTCTTTTACCGGAGCTAAGTCAAGACCTAGTTCGGTAAAACCTATAACATAGTTTCTGATCCTATCGTCGTAAATCATAGGATAAGGTATATCTCCCATGCCAGTTTTGAAGAGGTGAACCCAAGACAGGAAAGGAAGACAGAGAGTTTTATGCCCTGCCTTTCTATACTTACTGTGAATGTAGCCCTCTTCCCCGCCAAAGCCTGCAAAGTCTGGATTAAATCCTAGCCAAGCATCTTTCCTACAAGCAAATAGACCAAGCCCCTGCATAGGAATTTCGTAGGGTTCTGAGTTAGGGTCTACTGAAGCAGCGCGCCAAGTCCCCCACATACCGCTTGCCCATTCATCATTGAAAGCGTCTGCATAATTAACTAGATCATCATATTTTAGAGGACCTTGCAGAAGATCTTTACAGTCAGGATTTTTAGAAGTCCAATCTTTAAAACTAGCCATAGCACCTTCTGTGAGTAAAACATGAGTGTCAATGCACATAACCCAGTCACCTAGAGCCTCTCTAAATACAAGGTCTCTAGGTGCTGAAGTTCCTGTTTTTTCTGTGTAAAGAATGTAGCGAGTTCCATAGGTACCGTCTATAAAATTCTTTAACCGCGTATCTCCGTAGTTGTCTATCACTAAAATCTCAGTGTCTGTCATATCTTGATACATCAATAGAGACTGCACAGTAAACCAAACTTCAGTAAAATTGTTATAACTCGCCATTCCTATTGTTAGTTTCATAGAAGACTCTTTACTCCTGCGCTTGTTTTAATCCTTACTGCACCGTTATTTGAATAGAGTGCCAAAGATAAAATACCACTTGGTGTTTTAATTCTTAGAGGCCCGTTATTTGCTGTTAGTATTTGTACTTTAGTTGATCCTGAAAATAGTGTTATAAACGGTATGAAAGGTGCTACAGTTGTTGTATTAGTTGGTTGTGCTGTTGTAGTAGTTGGGCTAGCTGTTGTGGTCGGCTGAACTGTTGTAGTCGGGTTAATGGTTGTGGTCGTAGCTGCCAAAGTAGTTGTAGGAACTATGGTAGTTGTTGGTTGTGCTGTTGTAGTAGTTGGGCTAGCTGTTGTAGTAGTTGGGCTAGCTGTTGTGGTCGGGCTAGCCGTAGTAGTTGCCCCCGTTATCACGTATTCCGTGCTGCTCTCGGCCTCTGTCGGCCCCCCGTTAGTCGGCACAGAGTACGCGGTGAGCGTAGTGGATGATGCAACCGCCACGTCTACCTGATTGGTTGCCGTAGTCCAGTCGGTGTCACCAGTCTTCTTGTAGTAGATCGTGGATGGACGGGTTGCCTGTAGCCGTACCGTCTGCGCCCCTACGTAAGTCCCTGCCGGTTTAGATCTGAGAGTCTGCGGGGCTACGGCGGTATCTTCCTGAAAACCGACCCACATCCCTTTGAAAATAGTACTGTATTGCCCCCAAACGACATCGGGGGGACCAGTGTAGCGATCCCACCAGGTATTACCGCCCGATAGATTTGGTGCATTACCCTGTGTACTGATCACCTTGCATCTGAAGTAGACAAACGCGTTAGTAGCAGCTAGTAGGTAAACTATCTCGTCCTGAAGGTAAATCCTGTTCGGGTCGTAGAGATAGACCCCTGTAGCGTGACCGTCTATCCGGAAGTAGACCTTTCTAGCTGCACCAGCTATGGAGTTAAGATCGACCTCGTAAGTACCCTCGGGATGGTAGCCGTCACCTGCGATAGATACACCATTTGCAACGACCGTATCCGACAAGAGCGCATCGGTTTCGGCGTTATAAACCTTGACCGTGACCCAATCCGAGCTTGCTGGTTTGAGCTTGTAGGCGAAGCGCAGTTCATCAAATTTATGACCAGCTTGAACCTCTACGACAGGACTAGTTGCCCCGAAATCGCCGGTCGATGGCGGCCCGCTTTCACCGGCAGTCATTAATGCGCCCTGAGTGAGAGAACGGAATACTGTCGTTGAACCGTCGGATACGGTATCCTCGACCCACACGCCCTCTGAACCGACAGTTCCCGGCTCGATACCGAGAGTAGCCCCCTCGTAGTCTTCCCACCCGACCAGAGCGCGCCAAGTAGTTCCCGCATGTCTTACCAGATAGCCGCGCCCGTAATCCCACGTTCCTGCGTAGCTGCTCATCCAGTACGGCGGCTGTTCGACCTTGGTTATGCCACCTATCCAGAATTCGCCTATTTCTGGACTCTCGACAATCATAGTACCGGAATCAACCGCGTTGCCGTCTTGAGCCTCTTCGCCTATCCCTATGCCGCCAGTGAACCCCCACATCGGGCGGCCTGATACCTCCACCCCATGCACATAGATCACCCTCGACCAAGCCACCCATTCGCGGGTGAACGGATAGGACATGCGGTAAGGGACTACTCCGCTGATCGCGGGAGTGTATACCGAGGGCAATGCTGTACTGCCGCCTACTGACCGCCAAGTCCCGCCATTGACCCGCATTCTGATTGTAGGACTTGGTGCATCTGGTAGATAATCCTCTTCCACCAGAGTCAGTGAACTTAGGCTGACTGCTTCAGTTACCGGCCCTGTAGTCGTTATCCCGTTGCCGCCATCGTTGAATGATGTTATGGCGGGTCTGGAGTTGGGGGTGAAAGTCCCGCTGTCAGACATCAAGGTGCAGCGGTACTGTGATTCTCCTATCAGTATTGCACCAACGGTAGCAAAACTTTCTGTCCCGACAACCTGAGTCTGGTACTTGATGCTTTGAGCTGCCTTGTTGTCAAAGAGCGGCAGAAACAGGGTCGGCTGCGCCAATAACTGTGACTGACTGGCAGGATCTATGATCGCTTTACCGCCCGATATGGTAAAGAAATCGGAATGAAAAAGCCACTTGTCAAAGTTACCTGCTGACCAATCCTCTACGAACACGTTACCGTTGGCGTCGAGGTAGAGGTTTACGATTTTGGTAACGGCTGGAACTGCCATAAGTTACTCCTTTTTCCAGTCGTCTAATGTAAAGGTCACACCGGGAGTAGCCGCTATCGGAGGCACGACTTGAAGTCTGAATGTGGATGTGCTGCTAAGATAGTTAGATGCTATTGTCGATGTTCCCTTCAACACACCATTCCGATAGTATTCAATTGTGGTTGCTGATGCGTACTTGATTTTAAGTACATCATTGACGGGGTAGGTGAACCCTGCGGCATTAATTGATTCTATCGCGTAAGGTGCGAGGTTGGATGACAGGTATGTTTCTATCCCTGAATCCTCCCCATCTTCCCAACGCTCCATATTATAGTAAAGACCTATCAGGTTACTGTTTACTGGGTTAACTATAATCAAGCCCAGAAAACCTTTAAGCAGGTTAGTAGACGTTATCTCAGATATGCTCGACAGCTTTACCGATAGGCTGTCTCCCACTGCAAACGGTATCGGGTTTTTAGTATTAAGAAGTACGTTAGGGTTGCCCGCTGAAGGTCGAGACTGTATCTGCAACTGATTACCTACGACCTTCGCGTAAGCCTCGGCAGCTACATCTATAAACGTAGGTGCATTGAGTAAGCTGGTTTCATAGTTAGTGCCCGGTATCGAATCATCTGCTGCATTGAAGGTGATGTTAAAACCAGCCGGAGCCGCCGTCGTGGTCGTGGTGGTCGGTACTGCCGTAGTGGTGGGTGCCGTCGTGGTAGTTGTGGCGGCGACAGTTGTAGTAGGAGCCGCCGTAGTAGTTGCAGCAACAGTAGTGGTAGTAGGACTAACCGTAGTCGTAGGCGCACTAGTAGTTGTGGGTACTAAAGTGGTTGTAGCTGCTACAGTAGTGATTGCCGAAACAGTAGTCGTAGGACCTGCCGTAGTAGTTGCGGCAACCGTTGTAGTGGGTGTTACAGTAGTCGTGGGTGCAATAGTGGTTGTCGGAGCTACAGTAGTACTAGGCACCTCAGTAGTTGTCCCTAACAAATCAGTCCTAATAACAAACGTATAGCCCTGTGCAAACAATGCATCTTCCTGTGCTTGCGTAGCAGCTTCACCTACAAGTATTCCAGACTGACCGATTCTAGCATCTATCTTCCGAATTACTTCCTGAGTTAAATGAAAGGCAAACTCGCTATCGCCAGCGTGTATTTCAGCGAGACCTAGGTTGGGAGTCCAGTCAGTAGTTATCTGGTAAGCCGAACCAGCCACAGAAATTCCAGCGTAGTTGGGGCTGATTTTAATTTGGGTATTACTATCCACCGATATAACCCCGTAAATAGCAGCTACCCCGTAAACCTTAAAAGTATCCCCAACATTAACCTTACTGAGCCAAGAAGTTCCCACCCCAGTCACTACATTTGTACCTTGATCTACAGATACTGCGCCTACCTGATACTGTGCCATACAAGTCTCCTAACGATTTTATACTAAAACAATAAATCATTTCACTTTATTATATACACTCTTTGGGTAATAAATATTACTTGGCAAGTACATTTAATACTAGGCCCACCTAATTGCTTCTACTTCCTCTACTGTCCCAGCTAATTCTATTTGAGTTTTTATGGCTCTGGCCTTTTGGTGTATAGCGTCGCCTCTCAAAGCCATAGTTATGGGTATCTGAACCATCTGAGATTTGTTTAGAGTTATTGTAGAGCTATCCTGACAAGTCCATTCTATAGAAAACTCTGGGGCAACTTGTGCAGCTTGAACTGCTATGCTAATTCTTCTGATAGCTGCTGAGTCTGAGTCAAACCTTTTGCCTAGATAATCAAAGCCAGAGAGTTCTTCTGCGTCTCTGGCTTTTTTGATTTCTTCCCACTTCATAGTTTTAGCGTCAGCTAGGTCTATCGTCGGAAGTATAGAAACCGGTTCTCCGTTGATGATGTGTGTTGCTTCCGTTGGGCAGTTGAGAAAAAATTCCTCACCTTCGAAACATTGACTTGCCGCTTGACTTATAGGACAATCCGTATGCCTACTTATAAAACCGGTAGACACGTCATAAATAGCTATATGCATATTATTATACTCCTAACGTTTAATTGCCATTATTTCCAATGTAGGCTTATTGATCCACCTGCCGCTGCTAGCATCTGCGTATAGTGCTATAGTGTGGGACTGCCCTACGGCTAAGGCGGTTTTTGCGTTAACCCCGAATCCTTGGTAGTCCATATAATAAGTAGTAGAATAGCCTTGAGTACTCCCCACCGAAATACCATTCACACGTATCCCCATACCCGCAGCATAACCGTTAAAGTAAGCATGCGCCCTAATCGCCACACTGACGTTACCTACTTCTGTAGGCACTGTGGTTAAATCCACTACTGTGGTACACATCTGAATGCTAGCATGTGCGGAAAAGTCCGCTGAAGTGTAAAAGTAATTCTGTCCTAGAGTTAGATACGAAAGTATTAATGCCTCGCCTTTTATCTGCAACGTATCTACATAAGCATCCCCAGTATAAATCTTGTTGCCGTCTATAGTTGTCTCACCGGGTTTTGTCCAGTTCGTTATAGTGTTACTGGCTGTATTTGCTGTGCTTTGGGCTGCATCCGCTAAAGTTTTTGCTTTAGTAGCTATGGCATTTAGTAGCGTGGTTCTGGCATCATAGTAGTTTTTGAAGTTAGTTCTGAATGTTGCCCCTACTATATTAGATGTAGCAGTTAAATCAGTCAGTAAAGGAGTAATGTAAGTAGACAGCGTGGTGTAAGCTGTTCCATACGCTGTCTTTTCTGTAGTTATGCCAAAACTAGTAGCCTGGGTATCATTTGCTGATTTTTCCGCTACAACTACGTCCCACTCTAATTTAACAGATTGCTTTTCTACTGGCGTTAGTTTGCTGTCTGAAGCTATGTCAGATAATAGACTATTTGCCGTTGTTGCATCTGCTAAAGCTGTTGCAGCATTGTCTCTCACGGTAGCTGCTAATGTTCCGCCCACCTTAGCTACGTCACTGGCGTACACCATATTATCAGAGTCAGTGTATGTTACTGTGTTGAAGGCAGTAACCATAGAAACATCCCAGCCACTCTTCCATGTATCAATTGAGTAGTTAATATAACCAACTATAACGTTCTTAACTGACACTTTAGGGTGTGACCACACAGTGTCTGCTTCCCCAATCCAAACACAAGAACTAACCCCGTCATGCCCGTAACGCACAGCGTAGTTTGCGTTCACCCCCCCTACTATAGACGATGAGGTATTAACCCACCCCACGCTACTACTATTATAACCTCCGATCAGTACGGTGAAATGTTTATTAGCTGAGTAGTTATAAACGTCCACTGAAAACTGAATCATGGTGTTTGTCCACAAAACCGGAAGTGCTATTTTGATAGCTCCTGTCACGCCCCCGCTAAAGGTGTATGAACCACCCACAGGTCTAGCTATAGTGGTTACATCACCGTCTGTGAAGTTTGCCATAGTAGCCGCCTTAGCTGCTATAGCGTTTAGTAAGGCAGTTCTAGCGTCGTAGTAGTTTTTCCAGTTAACCCTAAAAGCAGCCCCTACTATTGCAGTAGTGGTTGATAAGTTAGCGTCTGACAGCCACGCAGGTATGCCACTGCTCCATGTGACACCAGAATTAAGGTAGTTAGCTAGACTTTGAAACGCACTATCGTAAGTAGTTTTTTCAGTTGTAATTCCAAATGAAGTAGCCTGTGTACCTATGCCCGCCTTTTCAGCAGCCACTATGTCCCACTCTTTGCGTACTGAGTATTTCTCGTTAGGAGTCAACCTACTATCAGAAGCTATATCTGTTAGCAGATTATTGGCCGTTGTAGCGTTTGCAGCCGCCGTTGTAGCGTTTGCAGCCGCCGTGTTAGCTGTAGTGACGGCAGTGTCAGCAGCGGTGTGGGCAGCATCAGCTATAGTTTTTGCTTTGGTAGCTATAGCATTCAGCAGGGCAGTTCGTTTATCATAATAGTTCTTCCAGTTAGTTCTGAAAGTGGAGCCTACTATGGTAGTAGTAACCGACAAGTTAGCATCTGAAATCCAAGACGGAACCCCGCTACTCCACGTAACACCTGCATTTAAATAGTTAGCAAGAGCCTGAAATGAGTTTATGTAGTTAGTCTTTTCAGTCGTAATTGTGAAGGTGTCTGCCTGAGTACTTATACCGCTCCACTCTGCTGCAACAATATCCCACTCTTTGCGCACAGAGTGCTTTTCGGTGGCGGTTAGTTTGTTATCAGCAGCTATATCTGAAAGCAATGAGTTAGCTGTGTTGGCTGAGTTCTGAGCGGTGGCTGCATTAGTCAAGGCAGTAGCAGCCGTACTACTCGCCGTGGACAAGGTAGACGCGTCAGTGGAACTTATGGCAGCCAAAGAAGTAGGTTTGTCAGTTAAGTTATTATACCCCGAAGATGCTGCTCCAAAAATAACTTTACCTCTAAAAGTACCGCTGTTAAATTCAGGGCTGCCTGCTTTATCAATCTTCCAACCGGCACTTCCCGCAACATAATTACTACTTTGTATCACATTACCTATCTTTGCGTTATCTATATCCCCATCTTTTATTGCTGCTTTAGCTATGTAAACTGTTCCTTGGTCAACTATGAAAGGTACCAATGGGGTAGCTCCTGGCCCCGCACCTACAATAGAAAATCTGTCAGCGAGTATCTCTACGTTGCTAGTTACTCCATCACTCCACAGACCTATCCCAGCTATCTTACCGTTGGCATCTACCTTCAACATCATCTTAGCACTTACTGCGGTGGTTATTGCTCCGTTTATCGCTGTGTTGGTTTGGACAGTAGTAGAATAATTAATTAGGGCAGAAGCCGTGTTGTTATTGGCGGTAGCTACGGCCCCCGAAGAAGCAGTAGCAATAGCAGAATCAGTCGCAACCTTTGTATAATAGCTAGACAAGGAAGTGGCCAAAGATGTATTACTAACGAGAGAAGAAGTAGCTCCGGTAATAGCGGTAGCGGTTGCAGAATCCGCCTCTGCTTTAGTGTAATAGCTGGATAGCGCAGTAGCTAATGAAGAGCTACTAACTAGTGAAGAAGTAGCTCCTGTAATAGCGGTAGCAGTCGCAGAATCTGCTTCTACTTTAGTGTAGTAGCTAGACAAAGCCGTAGCTAAAGAGGAGCCGCTAATGAATGAAGATGTAGCCCCAGTTATTGCTGTAGCGGTAGCAGAATCAGCCTCAGTCTTTGTGTAGTAGCTAGTTAACGCAGTAGCTAGCGACTCGTTAGTAACTGACCCCGAAGTGGCCCCTACAACTGCTTGAGCTATTGCCGTATCAGCCTCTACCTTAGTGTAGTAATAGTCCAACGCTGCGGCTCTGGCTTGGGCTTCCCCAGATACCGCAGCAGCTCTATCCAAAACTTCTTGGGCCAGTCTATCTACCAGACCGAGTTCAGGCAAGTCTATTAAGTCTATCCTGCTACTAAGTTCAGAGTGCAGCTCGCTGTCTGTAATCTGCCCCGACAGCATAGCAATAACATCCCCAACAGACCGTACCTCGACACTCTTTTCCTCAGAGTAGTTTAAACTTAGAAAATCAATGTTTTCGGGGTCTTCAAAACTATCGTAAGCAGCTACCTTAACATAGTACACCCCGTCATCTGAAGGGATAGTTACAGAAGTATCAGGCCCAATGCTAACCACATTACTTGCGGAAGGCGTGAAACCGCTCTCTAAAGATGCATTGATTACATAACCTACCACGTCAAGGTCAGGTGCCGGATTAAATGTCACTACATAATTTTTTATTCCAGCTTCTAAGTTTATCATAAATTATCCTTAAGTTATTCTAGCCGGTACTGGGTTAGCTACTTGCAATGTTTTTGGAGCAGACTCTCTTCCTAACCTATCTACTGCAATTACAGTAATACTGAAAGTTCTAACTGGCCTACCTGCTCCGTCCACGTAATTTTGTTCGTACTTATAGTCGTAATGCTCATCATAAACCTTAGTGCTATGTCTCACAGAACCATCGGCATTCTTAATGGTTATCTGGTATTCCTTCAACCAAGAATCCGCCGTGGCTGTTGCTAGGGCACTGTCGGTAGCTAGATCGTTGAGATTGAAGTCAACTACAGCAGGCTTCCGCCAAGTGAATTTAGCATCCTTCCCCGCAAACTCCGTAGTATTTCCCTGCCCAACTAACTGAAGACCCTTAATGCCCTTTATAAATTCCGCGTTGTCTATATACGGAGTTATGTAGAGGGTGTAGTAAGGAGTAAACTCAGTATCTCTTAGCGCCTCGGCTATACTCTGTCTAGTACCATCTGTGTAAACTGAGATACAGATGAACTGGTATTCTCCTTCTACAGTTATCTCAGGAATGTTGACTACTCCGGTTTTGTCTATAGGAGTCTCTGAGTAAACTCCGTTAATCCCATAATAGACTATAACTCCAGCCCACCCTAACTGAACAGGTTTTGAGTAGTAAACTCTAGCACCTGTCTTTAAGTTACCTGTAGAATCAACGTAGACGGTAGATTCAACAAGCACATTCTTAACTGACCTCTTGATGGTATCTAAGCTGCTGTAGTTAGGCATCACTATAATTGGTAGGTCAGTAATGTCATCAGCGTCTGTGTAAATCTCGTCAAGGTACTCTACACAGGTAACTTCTATAACTTCGTCTTTGTCCCTTTTAAGAGAAATTATTTTAAAGGGCTTTATGGTGTTTGTAATGTCACCTACAATATACAAATCATCCTTCGCTGGGGTATTTACAGGTAGTTCGTCTAAGGTAAATTCTCTGCAGATGCCCGTATTACTTGGCGTAACCGCAAATATCTCTGGAGACTTGCCTTTACAAACTAACTGCATAGAGTATAAAACAGAAACATCCGAGCTAATTTCTACATCATCACTTACAGTTATTAGTCTGGTCTCTACATCGTAACTTACCACCCTCCCGCCAAATCCCCACTGAGGGACGTCGTGCTGTACACCTATCACGTCCCCTACCGTAGATAGCAATCCATAAGTAGAAGTTTTAAAAGAAACAGAAGTAGTTAAGAGCTGACCAACCCTGAGAGCATATTTAGCAAGTGACTTAGCTTGATTCTCTTCGGTAACGCCAATCAACTGCAAGGTCTTTTTGCTTTCTTCCTTAGTAATGTCTAGCTGGTAATCTGGATCTTCAAGTATCAAGGTATCCTGATCGTAGTCCTTCTCTTTATTATTGAACTGGACTTCATATACGTTAGGAAGTTGCTTGAAAGACATACCTGTTTCGACATACTCTTTAATGTTGCTCATGTTAAAGAGTTGGCTTATAGGTTTGGGTCTATCAATGTCTATGAAAACTACCCCTTCAGTGTAGTACAAGGTAGCTCTCATCGAAGCACAAATAATAGTCAACCATTCAATAGCTGTCTTGGATTGGTCTATTACTATGTTTAGGCTGAATCTTGGTCTGGCGGATTCGTAAGCAGGGTCGTTTATATCAGTTATTACGTTACCTTCTCTCGTTACCCTAGCGTCACAGTACTGAGCCATTATGTAAAAATTGGCCAACATTATTCCGGCTTTAGAAGGTAAAATTTTAAAGTAATCTTTAAGGCCATACCTAGAGTTAGTTATCAGATCGTACAAGCACCACACAGGGTTGTCAGTCCACTGCTTGTCTGGTTGAAATTCACCCGTAAAACTGCCAGCCATGTACCTTCTAGTTCCATTATAATTTACCGGAACTTTGACCTTAGTACCCTGAATTATGGACGTTACGTTAGGTAACCCCCCAGAAATGTATTCAGTAGCTTTTATAGATAAGCCCATTAAGGCTGTGTGAGGGTACACTAAAGATTCATTGACAACTTCCACTAAATCTTTTACGTATATGGCGTCTTGGATAAGAAGATCGTCTATGTTAGATTTAGTCTCCCTCACCACAAGCAAATCGTAGGTAGCTACTTCAGACATTGGCAGAGCTACTGAATATTCTAAGGAAGATTTGGTCTTTCCTTTCATCGTAGCTGCTTTGAATTTTTCAGTAGTACCGTTTTCGTAGTGAGTTGTGAAGAATTCCTCGTCTGTCTTTTTCCAGTAGATTTTTAAATCTACTGAGGTTTCTTTTATATCTCCGCCAGAACTTTTATAAAGAACTGGCGCGGTGAAGTTAACAATTACTTTATCTACTGGTATACTAGTGGTCATTACAAGACCGTTGATACTTACTACTCCAGCAGGGCTTATAGAGCCTTCGGTGTCATTTGCGACCAAAAGATTGTAATCGGTAGAGTTACTTACTTGATTAAAGTTTTTCATTACAGGGCCGGTGTCAGAAGATATGGTTCCGGCTTCCTGTATTGTATATTTAGAAACGTAGAAGGCTTCTGGAATATATTGTATCTCCGGGCTGTAAACCCCATCTACCCAAGAGTTATACTCATAACTTAGCATTGCGGTTTCTACTACTTTTATTTTGTAAACTCCAGGATTGACGAAATTTACAGTAAACTTTTTAGGCGGATTGTTTTTCTCATACTTAGCAGTGAAGTCGTAGAATTTTGTGTAGTCGGAGGCATCTGAAGCTAACTTATAGTACACCCTAAAGCCATAACTTATAAATAATATCTTAGGCAGAGATACCCTAGACAGTTGTAATTCAACGCTGGTAGCCGTAGTCTCTAGGGTTCTTTCCCAACCTGTTGCGGTGATTATAGCTTGTGTCTCTGGGGTGACTACGCTAGTGGCGTCCACAGCAGTTACTAAAGCGCTAGAAGGTGCGGGTTGTAATTTACTACCGTACCTGTAAAGTGCCTCTATGTCCGAGGAAGGAAATGTGTAGGCTCTCCTTCCGTTTATCTCTAAAGAGTTTGGGTCGATAGAATTGATTTCGCCTTCACAAAGACCTAGTTGAAGTCTTAGCCAACTAGTGTTTCCTACTGCCCCAGTACCTATAACGTCATTGTATGCGTTCAGTATGTGCCCACCTACACGATGAGTCCCATAAACAATACCTATCGGAGTACCTAAGACGGTAGTATTTTTGATGCCAGAGAAAGTGTATGTAGCGGAGGTATTGTTTCCAGAGTCAAAGGTTGGTAGCGATGGCGTCCCTGCTATGAGTTCACCTACCCCGCCTAGGGCCATACCAGCGCCCATCAAAGCAAGACCCGGACCCCAAGTAGCTCCCCAGTTGAATAAGCCAATAGCCATTAGAGCAGCGCCGGCAATGATCCTACCTACAGCACTTTCTCCATAAGGCACATCACAGCCTACTTCAAGTATATCTTCAGAACCAACCTTTCGGTGTATTTCCTTTACTTCTGTTATGTATTCTCCGTTTAATTTAAAAGAAGTCTTATCAGCTTCCTTACCATTATCTGCCACCAAAAATACATGCAGTTGAGGATAATCATTTAAAAGACTCTCTAACACAACACGCAGAGAATCGCCTTTGACCTCTATAGTTTCCTGAAAACTTGTATATTTAAAAAAGTATGGATCAAATTTAATTATCATTTTGATTATCCTTGTGCCTGAGTATGCAATGTATCTTGCCATACCACTGACCACTTTTGTAAGAATGAACTGCTGTGCCTATTTTAGTGGTATGTATGAAATACTCAGAATCTATTATTACGCCTAGATGCTTAGGGATTCTGTGTTCAATTAAAACTACTACATCGCCTTTCCTCGGAGAGTCGGGTATCTTAAAGAAACCTTCAGACTCATAACGGGCAAGTATCAGGTTGTCCTTTAGATTAAACCAGTCCTCAACATAATCAGCGTCTGGAAGGTCTATTCCGAATTCCTTAGAGTAAATGAGTTTGACCAGTCTGTAGCAATCAGCACCTTCTCCGACGCCAGAACCTCTAAACTTATACGGAATTTTCAAATACTCTAAGTAATTCATGTTAGAAATTTATCCTTCTGGTTTGTGTAGGAATCCCAGGGAAGCCTCCGAACCTAGCCTCGTTACCCTTCTGCCTACAGCTATCTAAGTCTTTAGTGCAGGTACTCTCAGCCCCCGCGTACATGCAAGTTTCTGGATCTTTGAATCTCCAGTAACACATGTGAGTGAACCTTCGTCTAGGAATTTTTATACTAAAGTCACACACAGGGTCTAACTGAAATTGTACGGTCTGGTCTGTAGCAGTGTAGCTGTCAATTATAAAAGAGTCTTCTACGCAAGACAAAGGATCTGGAGACTCACCTGAATCCAGAAAACGCTCAAAGACAGTCTTAACTTCTACACGAATTCCCCTTAAGCCTTTAAACTGTTGTAAGTAAGCCTGAAAGGTTCTCTCTGGGTTTGCCACAACAAGACTTGCTTTACTTATCTCTCCGGTCCCGGTCATCTCTATACCATTAAAAATGACCGGAAACTTTATGTAGGTAACTCCATCATAAATTACATCTTCATTTGCATCTACTATATTTATGCTAGTAGGTTCAGGAGTCGTAGGAATATCCATAAAAGTGATTAGATGATAAAGTTGGCCTTGTTCTGTTTTAGTAGTTTCTTCTCTAAATAATGCGCTTAAGTCTCTAGCCATAAATAATCATCCTTTGTTACTATCAGAAATTTGTAAGGAAACCTTTTAGCAGTTTCTAGGTCTGCCTCGGAAGGTTTGCAATTATAAGGATGTGTGTGCCATATAGCAACCACCCTAGCACCTGAATTTAAAAGACTAAACCAACTGAACTTATCAAACACAAACGCATCTTTATTTCTGGACACATTTGCAATCTCAACTGTGGTTCCGTCCCCTAAAATTACCCCGCACCTTTCGCTTACTAAATTTGATAGTGCTTGTAATTTTCTAAGTGATTCCTCAGAAAGCATTACAGAACCTCTTCTAGTTGAACGTCCAAGGAGTATAGAGGAGTCTTGAAGTTATGTGCGAAACTCTTAGCAGCAAAGGCTTCCATTTTAAACCTCACAGTGAACTCTTCTTTACTTACGGGGTCAGTCCATTTAAACGCCGAGTAAGAACCTTTCCTAGCTATGTAAAAGTCTTTCAAGGTTTTGTACTGAGTGTCTGTAAGTGCCTTGTAGGAAAAGTCGAAGGTTTGCTTAAGTCTACCTTTTGGCCGGACTTCCTCAATCCCGCTGTCTGACACAAATGAGATGTTATTGCTCTTAATTCCATAAGAAACAGGAAGCGAACAATTGGGCATAGGCTTTCCTGTAGTTGTGTCGGTAGTTGGGTACGTTTCCATATTCTCTCCTGTACTATGTCTTTCTACTCTATTATATACAAAATGGTTCAGTATTTTATTACTTGAGCAAAGAAAAACCCTACTAAATTTTTGTTTAGTAGGGGTTATTTAATTTAACCTAAAGCCATTTTTATAGTCTTTAACGTAGAACCTCTTTTAATAATATCTAAGTTGATTACGTTAATTATTTGAGCGTCGGTGGTCTGAGGAATATCATCAGGATTTACTACGTTAACTATCTGAATCGTTCCAGCTAACCCACCCCCAGAAGGGTTTCCGCTGCTATTAGAAGAACCGCCTACCAAACCGCCAGTAGCCATTTTCCTAATCTTGCCCATGTTAAGGTCATCCATGAAAGTAACTCCCAAGGATCTTACTACATCAGCCTTAACAACATACTCGTCAGGCATTGCCATGATGGGCACAGAGTCAATTCCGGGAGTTCCGCCTACTACTCTACCACCACCAGCGAACTTAGGGGCACTTAAACCATTAGCTCCTAATGTATAAGTTCCTGTGCTAGTAGAGGAAGACATAGCAGACCCTCCCCCACTACCCGCGCTTGACCCAAACAACCCCACTAACTGCTCTGCTGCCCAAATCACCATAAGTTTGATGTAGTACTTCTGAAGCTGACCAGCAATGTCCTGCATTACTTCCCCTAGAGTCTGTCTGAAAGACTTCCAGCTCCACTCCAGTTTGGACAATTTGCTTATGGATTGGTCTAGCAAATCAACCATTCCGTTCAGACCTGTATTTACAACCCCCAAGCCTAATTCTTCAGAATTACTTTTTACATCACCCATCCCAATAAGACCTTGAGAAGCGCCTTTCTTGAAGTTTGCTACGGGACCAGTCTCAGCTTCTTCCTTTCTTTTCCTTCTTATGGTTTCTTCCAGCTCTTTAATTTCTTCTAAAGATTCTGTTATGAGGATGTACCTGTTAAGCTGTTTGTCCAAAACCTCCTTGTCTATGTCTGTCTTAACCATAGCAGCTTCCAAAGTTTCTATCTCAGTCTGGTAAGCTTTAGCTTTGGATTCCGTATTGGCTATCTGTGCGTCTAATATACCAAGTTCAGCTTCTCTTACCTCTGAAGAAGTTTTGGCTAAGTCTTTTTCTAATTCTAGCCTTTTGGTAGTATTTGCTAGAAGTTTGTCAGCGGCTTTTACATCTTTGTCAGAAGTGTAGAGTTCTTCTTTTTCCTTCTTCTTTTTAAGATCTGGAATTTTTGCGTTTCTAAGATCACTTCCATCACTCGCTAAATAACCTTGAGCGTCCACGACCGGATCTATACTTCTCGTATAGGCGGTAGGGTCACGTTTAATAAGATCCTCGTATTTCTTTTTGTTCAGCTTTCCTTCTTCTGTTTTTGGAAATACGAAGGGGTCTGGCTTAGAAGGATCGTACTCAGCGCCTATGTACGTAGCTTGTTTTATGTTCTGTTCTTCTTTAAACGCCTTGAGGGTTTTTACAGTTAAATTTCTGATCTGCTCCTGAATAGCCTTCTTCTTTTCTTCATACAGAGCAGGATCGGTTTCTCCTTTAATGTCTTCCATAGCCGTAGCTAGTTCTGTTTCGAGTGACTTTAAAAGTTTCTGCTGAAGTAATTTAGCGTTGTCATTTCTGAACCTACGCGCTGCTTCGTCTTGGTCAATTCCAGTAGGCCCGTTATTGTTAAAACGATCACCTATGCCCGGAGTTGGAGTCTTCTTGGTGTCAGACTTAGGCATCTCGTAGGGCTTACCTTTTTTCATAGTACTGAAATTAAGGTCGTAAATGTCGTAAGTAGCATTGGGGTCTGTAGGCTCCCAACCAGAACCTGCGGCTAGTGCTGTGGAAGCCCTATCCATGTTGTCACGGTTGTTCGGGTCTGCACTGAACTGCGCCTTCCTATCTTCTCTCTTCTTATTGAAAATTTCCTGTATAGTCTCTTGATTAAGAACCTTATCACCAGACCGTAAAGGATACCCTCTTTTTTTAAGGGACGCTAATGCCTCTCTCTCCTGCTGGGCATATTCAGCCATGTCCTCATCGTAACTATTCCCTAATCCGCCCCAAGTTTTTTTAGCCTTAGCTCTATTCAAAGCACCTATAGTAGAGTTATATTTACTAAGATTCATATCAGACATTTTTTCCATCTGATCGTTGGCTTTTTTAATGGACTCTGCAAGTTGCCCATACTTAGTTACAGAAGTATCTATGACACCATGTAGAGAGGGGGTGGTTCTAACTAGTTTCTCAAGTTCCTCTCTATGCTCTCGGGTAATTGTGTTGTTAAGTTCTCCCGCCTGAGTAGCCTTCCCATACATATCAGTGATGACTTGAAAAGCCCTCTGTGTATCACTCATATCTTTGGTCAGCTTTCTGAACTCTCGGTTAGCCTTCTCAGTTTCTGGAGAGAGACTTCCGAATTTAGCTATCAAAGCAGTTAATGCTATCCCTGCTAACGAAAGCCAGATTGTTAGAGGGTTGCTTGCTGTGAAAGCAATCAAAGCAGCTCTACAGGTATACACAGCAGTTCCTACAGCCAATAGAGCAGAAGCGACAGCTAAGACCTTTCCTTCGGTAGTCATCAAGCCACGAGTTATGTTAAGTAACGCTTGATACCCTACTCCGATTATACCGTTAAACTCAGTAATAGAGCCTATCAACTGCACGAAGGTCTGACGCAGAATATTCATTTTAGCGCCAACGCCTTCCATGACTTTACTATAGGCAACTAGAGAAGCATTTCCAAGAGATACGTTCCTTTCCATCTCTTTGAAATACTCAGCTCCCGCCGTAACTGCCGCAGAAACAGAACGCCCAGCAATCTGCCCAAACCCCTTGAGCAAGTCTTGAACAGGTATTGCCTTGCCCCCGTCAGCAGTTTGTAATGTCTTTATAATCTCACTAAATTTGTGAAGGCGAGGGTTTAACTGATCTAACTCAAGGTTGTATGCTTTAGCTAAATCCTTAACACCCTTGGTAGGAGCCATAAGACGCGTAAGCAACTGACCTGTACCAGTACCAATAGTAGAAGCTTTAACACCCATCTGAGACATGGTTGCTATGATTGCCGTGGTTTCCTGTATTGAATAACCCGCCTGTTTAGCCATAGGAGCTAAATAGTTAAATACTGTGGAAAGTTCATTTACCTCCAACTTAGCAGAGTTAAGACCAGCAGCCAAAGTATTAGCTACTATCGCAGAATTCTTAGCTTCTATTTCCCAGACGTTAAGGGCTGTGGTCATAACACGCACAGAGTTTTCGGCGCTAGACCCAGTTCCTGTAGCGAACATTGCAGTGACTTTGGAGACTAACGGGACGTCTTTTTCACTAACACCGGACTGAGCTAACAGGTTCATCAGCTTCATAGTTTCCTGAAGATCCATTTTAGAATTTCTCGCAATGGATTCAGCAGAAAGCCCGAAGCGTTTGATACCAGCTTCCGAGGCGTTAGATATACCAGCGGTGTCTGCTAAGGCTTGGTTAAACTGTAGCAGCTCAGACACAGCAGTTCTAACTTGATTGGATATAGCAAATAGTATGCCACGAATAGCATAGAACTCTACTAAGTGCTTTGTAACTTTGCCCAAAGATTCACCAAATAAGGTCCCTGCGCCAGTGGCTCTATGTGAGGATTTAACAAACTCGTCGTGTGCTGCGTTAGCTTGACGTAACCTATCTACATATTTTGTGTCTACAGAAGCCCTTACAAAACCATCTCCATAGGGGTTAGGCTTGTATTCTACCCCAGCAGTTCCTACTTGCCCATTCCAAGCTGCTTGTTGCGCTGCTTGCTTGGCTCTAGCAGTACGGTCAAGTACTTTAACAGTAGCAGCACCCGCCTCCTCTTCGTGTCTTCGTTTAGCAATGAGCATTGCATCGTGTTTTGCATTTAGCCGCGCTTCTTCTGCTGCTTCAGCTTTTCGTGCGGCAGCAGTCCGTTGAAGAACTTTAATGGTGCCTGCTCCGAGTTCTTCTTCGTACTTGCGTCTTGAAGCCAACATTGCATCGTGTTTTGCATTTAGCCGTGCTTCTTCTGCTACTTCAGATTGCTTAGCTTTTTCAGTGCGCTGTAAGATCTTTACGGTATCTGTTCCGAGTCTTTCTTCACCTTTACGTCTAGCATCCAGCATAGCATCATGCTTAACATTTAATCTGGCTTCTTCCTCTGAGTCTGTCTTTTTACTAGCAGCAGTTCTACGAAGCATCTTTAAAGTAGTGTCACCAATTTCTTCTTCGTATTTTCTACGAGTAGACAGCATAGCGTCGTGCTTGGTGTATAAGGCAGCTTCTTCCTTCAGGGCAGCTTTTCTATGAGCCTCATTCATTCTCTGAGCTGCTGCAAATGCCGATTGCTGCTGCTGGAAGGTGACAAATTGACTGCCAAGTTTTACTAAGTTTCCACTGTAGTTGGTGATAGTGCTGCTACTTTGGGTAATTACCTTATTCAGCTCGCCGTGATTCAGAGCAGTTTTTGTAATAGCCCCGCTAGTCTCTTTCAATACAGCGTTGTATTTGGCTGCACCTTGCTCTACTAATTTAAACTGAGCATTGGTTAATTTAGAAAAATCTAGAGAAGTCTTTTCAGCTTTCTTGGTAGCTTCTTCTACAGCTTTGATTTGTTTAACCGCCGCATCAACATTTATAGACGCAAACGCTTTTTGAATATCGTCAATTATTTTTTTGAACCCTTCGTTCAGGGATACGTTTAGTTCTATACCTAACTGTTGCTTTGTATCTGGCATCTCAATCTCCGCTGTATAGGTAATTACCTAAAAAGAAATAGCGAACT